TCTATCCATTCGGAAATAACTGTTTCCACATTTTCCAAAGCCTCTGCCGCCGTTTCTCCATCATAAACTTTATTTCCGCGAGGATGCGCAGCTCGCGGAGCGTTATTTAATCATAGGAAGGAATTTCCTATGATTAAATAAAAAAAATGCTGTCATACGACAACATTTTTTCGGGTTGGGCTATTATATTTATAATAGTAACAGTCCGTACGGGAATCGAACCCTAAAGTAATTGCATTGAAACGGCTTAAAATAGCCATTCTTTCAATTTTTCTTTGAGTACCTTTGAGTACTAGGGACTCATAATGCTTCGATTAAGTCAAGTTCCTGTCTCTTTTCCTCAATTCCGGTGCGGTCAAAATAATAATGATCTTTTGTGCAACTAATGTCTGTATGCCCCATAGTATCAAGGATTGTGGACTCTTTCACTTTTCCGTCAAGAAGAATGCTTCCGTATGTCTTTCGGATTTTGTGTGGAGATTTCACTTTCATTCGCAGTTCATGTTCGCAGATATACCGCAAACGTTCACGAAAGTTGTAGGATTTCAACCGTTCTCCGTCTCTCTCAAATAGATATTCCCCGAAGGGATTTCTCTTTCGTACTTCATCAAGAATCCATTTGTACTTATCCGGTAATATGGCAAATCGCAATCCAGCTTCTGATTTCGGAAAGTCTTTGACTTCATAGTGAAAACCATCATCATCACGATAGCGTGTTTCTGTAGAATTGATAGCAACCGTGTAGTTTTCAACATCTTTCCGCTTTAATGCCGACAATTCCCCGACACGTACCCCTGTCTTAAACATGAATAGCAATCCAAGGTTTACGATATCCAAGTGATTCCTTAAGTACATCTCCATGCGTTCCTTTTCATCCGGCATATATACTTGGTCTTTTGCCTGCCGGACTACGTGCTTAAACGCTTTTGGCGATATATCCATGTCTTTCAGCGTGTATGTAATGGAAAACTTGACATACTTCTTCCGTTTGGCATACTTAAAGATTCCGTAAATCAGCGTTCGGAAGTTTGAGAATGCCTTGGAAGTCATGTTGAAATCATGGATGCTATTTCGTATAAACGTTTCAAGCTCGCATTCGTCTACACTTTTGATTCTCTTATCCTTGATGCCATCAAAGTATCTCTGAAAGTCCATTAAGTATCTGTCATAGGTTGCCCTGCTGATTTCTTCAAGTTCCAGCTTTTGCGAAATCCAACGGTTGAAGATTTCCTCTACTGTAGGGTCATCCTCTCTTTCTTTCCAATAGTAAATGATCTTCTGCTCGACCGCTTCTCTGCGCTTTGCCTTGATTTTACGTCTGCCCTTAACTTCATCCGGCAGATATGAGTACCAGTTCTCATCCTTTCCTTGATAGATTTTATAGGGATTTTTGTTGAGTAATTTTTCTCTCTTTTGCATAGTGACTTGTTTCTGCACAAGTGCTATGTCGAGAATACCACTATCAACGGCATATTTCAACAGTTCTTTTTCATCCAATCAAATACCCCCGTTCTTTCTATTTTATCTTTTATATCTCTCACTCTGTACTCTATCGTTCTTAGTGATAGATTTTCTTTTGTGGATATTTGCTTTTGTGAAAAACCACGGCAGAGAAGAGAGAAAATCCTCTCCTCTTCTTCCGTGAAATTGGCATTTTCTTTGATTTGTTCAAGTTCTGGCTTAATGAATTTTGTAAATTTCATAAGCCATTTCTCCTAAGATTTAATTAATATTTAATGTTCATATTTCCGTGTTCATTAACCCAATCAATAGCTTCTGCGTATGTCACGCCATTGTTTTTTAAGATGTAAAGCAGATTATGGAATTTAGGGTGTGTTTCTTTCAGCCTTAAAAATCTGCTTTCTTTCTCTAAGTGACATCCGAATCCGCACAGTACACAACCTGTTCTTTGGCATCCTGTTGTTTTCAGCAATGGTCTTTCCTTATCAAAAATTCCAAAATCCGCAAATGACATCTGATTTTCGCATTGCCCCATAGCTTCATAATCTGTGACCACATCGCCATAAACGGAACATATTGGAAAATAAAATTCTGTATTTTCGACACTCGCTCCTGTTTTCTTGTATGCAATCCTATTTCCGTAAAACATCTTGTCATCGCTCATTCTTACTTCAATCATACTTTTCGCATTCTCTTTAATATAAAGCAACACATCTTGTTCAGTCCAAAATGCCATAGGATTGCTATGTGGTCTTGTTACATTAAAAGCATTACAGCCGTCCTGTAGCCATTTTTGCGTACGCATAACACTTTCGCTTGCCATAGTCGCTATAATAGGCTTTCTGCCTGTTTTCTTTTCGTAATCGTGCGCAGGCTTTTTCTTCATAATGTCACAACATAAGTCGCTTATTTCAAATGGTGCATCAAGAAAGAATTTATATTTTTCTTGATCAAACTGACTATAATTGCCTTTACTATCTGTCAGTTCTCCATTCAGTCTGCGTAACCTATATTCTGAACCGCTAGGGATAACCCCCATCTGCAAACTCTTGTACTGTTCGTTTTGCTTGTTTATTCTCCTGTCTATTCCTAACAGGTCTGCCATATAGCAAGCATACGGAACCGTCTGTCTGTCTGTCTGTCTGTCTGTCTGTCTGTTAAGATTGTGTTGTTAGATTTTTGACTGTCAAGGTATTTAACATATTTTCTCGCACCGCTTACGCAATTTGACACTTCCTTGCTAATCATTGGAAACCCATACTTTTCACAAACTTCTGCAAATGAAATCTTAGGTTTTAAAATCACAAGATTATCGAATGTCTGTGCAAACTTCTTCAACTCTGGATATTGTGTCGGAACATCTACGAACACAAAAGGAATATTTTTATATCCGCAAACCTCTCTGATTATGTGCCCTAAAACTGTGCTATCCTTGCCACCGCTAAATGACAGGTACACTCCATCTTCGCCAAATTCATTAACCCATTCATTTATTCTACGTGCAGTCATGCTTATTTTTGCAGAAAGCGGAAGTGACTGCATCTGATATAGGTCTGACATTGTATGTTTATTTTCCATCTGCTTTCCTCCTAAAATCTTCATTCTACATCACCCTCTTTCTTTTTAGGCTAAATAATAGCCCTTACTTTTAGCTTCTGCATAATCATCTTCTGAAAGCAAAACTTCTTTCTGAATCTCTTTGTTACCATAGCAATCAACATCACATACAACCTTGAAAAGCAACATTCCATTCTTTTCAATCGGTTCTTCGTGAGTTATATTTGTTACATAGTGTTCAAGTAAATTCATTTCGAATCACCCTTTCTTTTTCTTCTTAGGCTTAAACTTAAAAACATCATTTTTCTGACGGCTTACCATGCTACGATAGCCGTTCATTTTACTGGCTCTGCTTTTACTCATGTTTCACACTCCTTCCGGTTTCTCACACGGCTCAAATTCGATAACCCACACCCACAATCAATCTTTTCTATGCTTTTTCCCATGACATTTATAGCATAGCCATATAACGTCTAAAGGTTTTGAATAGTCATCATGATGTGCAGTCAATCTTACTTTTCTACCGCATTCCTCACAAAATTCTGGTTTTACAACATTACCACGTTTTACAGCATTATTTAATTTTCTCCTTGCTACATACTTTTCATCTTTTTCTCTTTCACGATTACGGTCACGCTCTCTGAATTTTTCAATATCCGCTTTCCTCGCACGTTCCATATACCTTTGATTATTTTCTCTTGCAGTATCCTTATTTCTCGTTCTTATGCTTTCTTTGCAATGGCATTTCTTACATTCTGGCGTAATTCCAAGAATCGTCCGCTTATTCTTATAAAATTCCTCATACAGTTTAAACTCTTTGCATATTCCGCATTGATATAATGTAATACCGTCTTTTACAATAGTTTTTTCTTCTCCTTGCGTTATTGACAATTCCTTTATGAGAATCACTCATTTTCTTTTTACTCTCTTCTGAATGTGGCGTATCATGCATTTTGTATTTCCTCCGGCTTATCAATTTTCACAAATTCTATCACGAAAACATAAGGATTCGCATCCCAGCCGTAGCGGTCAAGGTCTGATTTCTTAATGGTTTTGTCCCATAATTCCCTGCCAAACAGCTCTCCCATAGTCATATCGCAATATTTAATGTGGCTCGTACACGGACCATCTAAATCACAAGTATGTCCATCTGCTGATACTCTGGTTAAGCATGGCGGCGTAAATCTAAAACCTTCATTCCACACTCCATCCTCGTCAATGTCCTGCAACCGCTCCACTCTCACATTCGTAATCTTAAGCCAGATCCGCGCAGCTTCTTTTGGCATGTGAATGGACGGATGGTATATCAGTTTTGATGATTCCTTAAATGTAGGCAGGTCTGCCAGCTTATCACTAGCCCTGTAAATATATGTTCCCTCTTCATATCCTTCGCTCCATGTTTCCCGGACATAAAGTATATCGCCCGGCTGATATGAAGCTTTGTATGCAGTATTTATCAGTTCTATATCTGTCATATCGCAGTATGGCTTGAACATGAGTTTCTTTTCTTTCAAGAATTCTTCAGGTGCTCCATTTTTGCATTTATCCGGCAACATCCCTATGAACTGTTGCGGTTTCACAATTCTTCTGGTACAGCTCTTCCGTCCGTCCAAAATTGCCCGAACCATCTCGGTATTAAATAAAATTGGTTTAATTGCCATCTGCTCCACCTCACTTTCCCATCATGTCCGGAGAATCACGCCATGATTTTTCAACTTCTAACTCTTCAACTTTCGCTTTAAGTTCTTTATTTTTTGCTTTCAGATCTTTGTTTTCCGTCAAAATCTTCTGCAATTTACACGATTTTTTGTACTCACATTTTGAGTGAATGGAATACTCTGTACACATTTTGCATAATTCTGCGCTTGTCACTCGACCCCACCTGCCTTTACAACCTCGATCATATCTGACAACATTCCGTCGCACTTAAACTGCTCCATCTCTTCGCGATATTCCTCCAACTGCGCCACAACTTTGTCCACATCGTAGGCGGTCGGCTGTGCATCTATCACGCTCGCCAATGTTGCCAAACTTACTCTCCTAAAATCATCATCAGATTTACTTGCATTCATGCAATATTCTTTTAGTGCATCTGCACCAATCAGCTTCATCGTTTTTTATCTCCTCTTTTCAAATAATCAAAAATCTCATGTCCAATCATCCCTACAACTGACAGAATGCAAAAAAGCTTAACTCCAAATTCTGTTAGAATATCTAACCTAATGGCTATAAGTATTAGTAGAAAGAAATTTATGTACGATTGAAACATCATTCTTCATCACTCCAATCAAATTCAATTTCTTCTGCACTATCAACACTTAACTGCTCACGCTTCGCTCTGGTAGATGTACCGCCGGAGTGGTTTGTGCCTAAAAGAAACAGTTCCTGTACAATGCGGAAGTATGATTTTCTAAAACAAAACCTCTCTTCCTTGTCAAGTTCCTCAATCGCATCCTCTCCATGTTGCCATCTGTACCACTCTGCAAACTCATTAACCATTTCCTGCATAAGGCTTATACAGCATTTAAGAATGTGTTTTTTCATCGTGACTTTCCAATTCCTTGTTGGCATTCTGTTTCTTCACAGCCGCCCGGCATTCTTCCGGTGTGCCGATTGCGCGGTACTGCTGAACTTCTTCCAGCGCCTTGATTGCTACTCTAGTAGCTTTTGCAACTCTGCATCCCACATATTCACAATTAAACGGGCTGTCTGTGCCTTGTGAGCATTCATAACAACTGTCTTTCTTCAATATCTTAATTGCTTCACTCTCTGTCATATTACCCCTCACTTTCCAACAATTCCGGATTGTCAAATACGTTTCCGACAATTTCATATTCAGTATCATATTCAAGCCTATGCTTATAATATTTTTCGTTAGGAATTGTACATATAATTTCAAAATCTCTAAATGTTATAAGCGTATTCACCTTGCTATTATTTATTTTTACAATATCATTCTCCCAGATCAGTTTGCCGTTCTTGTCCTCACGTTCTGTGCATCGGCAGATGGTGGATGGGTTAACTCTGTACCAATTTTCAAATCCAAGGTTTCCGTAACCATGTCCAATATGTTTTGTAAACATATTACTATTCTTGACAGGGATTATAATTGATTCCCATCCATCTGTTGCATCACAGCTTTGAATAAGATTACCTTGCACCCATTCTCCATCGTCAAGTCTCTTTGCCTTGAACAAATATCTATCTTCCATATTCTCTCCTATTCTGCTTCTGATTGAAGCCAATTTAACACTAATGCCAACTTTCTTTCTTTCGTATTGCATCTGAAAGCACACCCATCTGAAAAGCTATCACAATAATCAGAACAATTAAAGTTTGAACTGCTTGCAATACGTTTCGCCATTTCTTCATCCGACATATTCCTTATCCTGTCGGCATTGGTCGCTTTCACATCAACAAGTTCAAAACACTCATCACGCCATTTCAATACATTATCAATATTGAATGAACTGTAACCTACATGGTAATAATCTTCGCCGACTTTTTTGTACTTGATTTCGTAATACGGCTTGTTGTCTATCATCCTTACGATAATTTCCAGAGATGTAACTTTGTTTTTTGTATCATCATTTTCTGAAACTTTGCTATCGCATCTGCAACAAGGCTCATTATCTCTTGAATTGCTGTTGTGCTGACAGTTACAAGTGTGCGCCTTTTCTTTTGTAGCTAAGTCAAGGTAATATTTCAAATCTTTTATCAAACTGATAGTTCCGTAGAGTTGTTTTTCTTCAAGCATTTCAACAACTTCCGATATTCTTCTATCAAAGTCACGCTCGCTTACGCTTTTAAGAAATTTATCCATTCTCTCCACCTCTCATTTCTTTCAGCTTGGCTTCGGCTTCCTCTTGTGATAAAAACCAGGTTTCCTTGTACATTTTTTCTGACAGGATTCGGTCTGTTGCATATTCTCGATCCTTATCACACTCCATGTACCATCCTTTTTCTGTAAAAGTAATCAAGGCTACTTTCTGATGATAAACTTTGTTGTTCTCCGGGTGCAGACTTAAAATATTTAATTCATAATTGATTTTGCTAGGAATTATATATACATCTGAGCCAATTCCACACGGCAACCGCAGAAGTAATCCCTGCTCCTCTGCATCCTCGTAATCCGCCAGCTTCTCCATTGCGCAATAACCTTCTTCACAGTTGGAATAATATGAATTAGGCTTTTCGCCATAGCACGAATACAAGGTTTTTAAGGATTCTTTCTCGTAATTCTCTTTTACTAAGATTCCAAGCGCTGTTCGCTCTGTCAATCTCTCCATGTCTATTCCTCACTTTCCGCCAGCTTTGCGAATTTCCAATCGCTTATATCGCCACTTCCGCGCGCACTCCAAGATGTTGCTCCGTATCCCCATGCGTACACTATTCCGTTCTCGTATTTTGCAAAATATCTTTTTTCCCACGAATTTTTTTCGCTATCTCTTACCAAAATCGGCGTATCGACCGGAACTTTAGTCCAATCAACAGGTGGCTCAACATATTCTGAATTAAGCCATTCGCGGAAATTATACGTACTTCCTTTGCACGAATCTGATTCATAAAAATCACACTCTTCACATTTAATTTCTTCGCAAATTGCAGGCTTTCCATTTTTTAATCCAAACACTGCTGTGTTTGTCGCAAGTTCTATAATCTCATTTCCGTATTTTTCTTTATTCGTCATATTAAACCTCCAAATCACATATAAACTTAATCTCATCTGCTAAACTCTGCGCTATCATCGGCACCGTCAACTGAAACTGCTTGTAATTATCCAGTGTGTCAATGTAGTCGATGAATTTTTCCAAGAAATATTGCAACTGTTTCGCTGTTATCTTAAACTCCTTTTTCAGAATCGTAAGTGTCAGCGCAAAATAGTTAAACAAAGATGCGCTGGAAAGTCTGTAGGCTTCACGCTCGATACAGAAACCTTTCTTTGCATACAGGTTCATTAACTGTCTCTGTGGAATTTTTCCGACTTCTTCTTTGATGTCGATTCCGTATTTACTTTTCAGGTAAACAGACAAGTCCTTTCCGGTATTTCCACCGGATGCTGCTTCATCTAAGTAGGATTTCAAAAAATCCTGCAACCGGATGATTCTTGTCTGTCCGAATCCGAATTTGTCATGCAGAATTATGTACCCAATCACGACAAAATCTTTGTATGATTTTGATATAACCTTATCAGCATTTCTCTTTTCAAAATCATTTTGCCCGATAATCCGCATTTCCTGTTTTGTGTAAAATGTCGGCTTTTTCTTCCGTCTCAACGCATTACTCATTTCTTTGATTTCTCCTTTCTGTATGTGATTTCCAACCATGCAAAATGACTCAATACAAGCTGTCTTGCACGTTCTTCAATCTCCATGCCCTTGTATTTGTTTATCAATGATTCTCCGGATTTTACAACTTCATCCCACCAAGAATCAGCGTTGTCCGGTGAATAGTATTTCTGAATGAATTGCCAATAATCCATAAATACTTGCCATTCTTCTGAACCCTTTTCGATTTTTGCACTTGCCATAGCTGCTACCTCTAAAACGGACAATCGCCATTGTATGGTTTGAATCCGTCCCCACGTTCTTTCTTTTTGATTTCCGCAACAACATCATCAAGTGGTTTTTCGATTTCAACAAACTTCATGTGATCTCCATCAAACTCCATTGCTTCACGCATTGTCATTCCCTGTCTGTTCTTCTCGATTTTTACACCCTTGGCTCCCTTGTCATTGTCTGACAGATTCCACAGCATAATTATGTTTGACGCGTCCTGTTCGATTGCTCCAGATTCCCTCAACTCTGCCATGGTAGGTTCTTTTGTGTCTCTGCTTTCAGATGCTCTTGTTATCTGCGAAAGTGCTATTACATGTGTATTTAAGTCTCTTGCAACCGATTTTAAACCTCTTGAAATTGATGCTACTTCTTCATTTCTTCCGGAATATCTGTTATCCGGCATAAGCAATTGCAGATAGTCAACAACGATAACGTCAAAGTTTTGGTGCCTGCATTCTGACTTTATTTCCCTCGGAGATACAGTCCCGGATGCAATCCATAATTGATAATCACTCATTTCTTCATTTGCTTGGTTAAATTTTTCCTGTTCATCGCCAAGAAACGCTTTTGCTCTTCTGATTCTCGTTAAGCCGATTTCCGCAAGTCTTGAAATAAATCGTTCATATACCTGTTTATCGCTCATCTCCAAATTGAAATATGCGACTTTAAGTCCTTTCTTTGCCATATTGCCAATAATCTGCGTTGTGAGTGCGGATTTTCCGACTGCCGGTCTTGCAGCAATTACTGTTACATCACCGCGTTCAAGGTCTCCAAGCGCATCATCAAGTTGCGATAACCCGATTTTTATACCGCCCTCTCCGACACTTTCGTTGAAATATTTGTCTTTATTCTCAACTGAAATCTGCTTAATTGGCTTTAGTTTTACTTCTTTTCCCTCTTGCAAATGTTCAAGCCTTGTAAGAAGATCACTGATTGTATCATCAATGTCACATGGTTTTAAGCTGGATTTCTGATACATGTCACGAACCGTTCTTACTTTGTATTCTTTCGCAACCGCATCGGCATAACTTTTGACCATAGTTGAAGTGATTGTTCCGGTAATACAGGATTTCATCAATTCGCTAATCTGCTCTTGTGCGTATTTGTGGCTTTCAAGTGCCATTGACAAGGACATAGGATCTATACTTTCATTCCGGTCATACATAGCAAGCATTTCTTTGTATGTATCCTGTGCAAATTCCGAACTAAACATTTCCGGTTTCAGTGTTCGCCAGATGTTATTTAGCACATCATTGTCAATCAATACGCACCCGATCACTCCGAACTCTGCTTCTGTCAACTGCAATCACCTCGTTTCTCCGCGATCTGCAACCAATAGTCACAATCATTTTTCAGCCAATCAACATATTTTGGAATGTATCGAAAATCCGTATCGTCTGGATTCTTTTCTTGATAGTCACTCAAATATGCCTCTGTGGCTTTGTATAACAGCCGTGCAATGTCCGGTTGGTTCTCTTCGATAACTTCTAGCACCTTATCCATCCAAGCTGTTTTAGAGGTACTGTACGCTGTTTTCTTGGGGTATATACTAAAAGTCTTTTTCCATGCATCGTCAAAATCAAACAACTCTCCGGAATCGGTCGACAGCGAATTTTCTTTTATATTTTCTTTCTCTTTATCTTCTTCTTTTTCTTCTTCTTTATCTGAAACAGCGACGTCAGACGATTTATCGGGCGATTTTTGCTCAATTAGGTTCTTCTGTTTCTTTCTCCGGTTCTGCTGATATAGCCTGTCACGTTCCTTTTTCTTCTCATAAGCGTCAAGTGTTTGGTGCTTGTTCCAATTCGGAATCGTTATCACGTTGTCAACAACTTCAATCATTCCAAACTCTTCAAAGGTCTTAAGCGCAAGCCTTACCGTGTTCAAATCTCTGCGAAAAATGGTGGCAAGCATTTCATCCGTGAACGGTAATTTGTTGCTCATCATAAACACACCGTTGTTATTCTGTTTTCCGGCAAGAATGAGAAGTTTGAACCAAATCGTAATGATGCTATCCGCACTCGGCATACTCTCAATCAGCAGAATCTTTTCATCATCAAAAACATCTGTTGTGATTTTAATCCACTTGACTTCTGCCATTTAATCACTCTCCTCATATGTATCTTCAGAAATCAAAGCCATAAACTTCTCATACTGTTTTTCAGAAACTTTGTTTCCCTGTTTCTCCGGCTTCAAGCGGATTTCAAGGTGCTTTTCAGCGATATGCGATAATTCCTTGGCAAGACTCTTTTTGCCTTGTTTAATGCCGTCATAATAGCCTTTTGCCGGACGGTAATCATCAATCTTAGCTTTACCCTCCCCCTGTGAACCGCTTGTCTTATTCCGAAGCTGATAGCCCCTGCCCGCGTAATGCTTAATAAAATACTGCTCACGCTCATCAAGTTTATCTATCGGACAGTGTACTGATGTTGCATTCCATCCATATGGATTATCCTCTGAATAAAGTCCATGAGACTTCAAGCTAAGATCTATGTGCTGATACCCTGAAAGGTGTTGCGACAATCTGGTTAAAATACGCTTAGCCTGTCCCACATATGCATATCTAAACCCATTTTCGTCCTGTCTCGTCAAAATATAAATTCCACTTGATTCATCAAGCCTTGGATTCAATGCAAGCCATTTCTGCTTGTTTTTAGCTTCGATGGCTTTCGCCTGTCTAAATTTCTTATAATCCAACTCAATCACTTCCTCTCCAATGGCTTCATGCTCATTTGAGCCACAAAATTTCCGTAACTCATTCCGGAAGCGCGTGCCATATGATTCACAGCCTTGATTGCATCATCCTTTTTCTTTGGCTTTCTCAAGCGTTCTTTAACGTCAATGCTAATGCAGTCTTGGCAATCAAACTTATTTTCATCTATCGTCATAAACAGCCTTCCGCATTTCGGGCATATTCTTTTATACACAATTCTTCCAGCCTTTTTAAAATTTCTAAACTGCGCAGATCTTCTTGCACAGTCGGGTCTACAGTATTTCTGATCTTGTCGCTTCGGCTCAAATTCAACCATACAGTATTCACATAATTTCAATTTTTACCTCCAATCTTTTGTAAGGGCGGTGCGGTAAACGCACCGCCAAAACATGGCTTTCAATAAGCTTGTGATAACTATTATTCGCCAAACAAGATAGTTTCTTTTAGGCTTTCGCCAAGGTGTTTCAACCAATCAGAACGGACAAAGGTTCATATCAACCTCTAGCCCTTTTTCTGCAACATAAACATTTGCTCCATATTTAATTGTTTTTTTCGTTCGTTGTAGGAATAACGCGGGATCTCCGCTTGTGTCCGATAAGTGTATTAAAACGACATTTCGTAAAGCTGGGTTGTCGTTCTTCTGAATAAATTTAAGTGCCGTATAAAGGCTCATATGACCTCGCAAACGGTGTTCATAGTTCGGTTCATTCCGGTCTACCAAGTCCATGCTATAATTGGCTTCAACCATGATATGCTCAACCTTCATGTTGGAAAAGTCATATCTGCAATATTCCAAGTCGGTTAGGAATAGCAGCTTACCCATTTCCTCATGCTCGATTAAATAGCCATAACACTCGATTTCCGTATCATGCGGTACATTGAATGGTGTTACCGTAAAACTGCCGATTTGCCGTGTTCTGCGCGGTGGAATGGCTATTGTACGTTCTCCGGTTATGGTTTCAAGTGCTGTCTGCGTTTCAAATGCCGTATAAACCGGAATTCCGGATTTCATGAAATCTTTTATGTATCGTGCATGGTCTCCGTGTTCGTGGCTCACAATGCATCCGGAAACATTTGCTATTTTCCAATCAATCATTTTCTTAAAGTCCATAAATTTCACACCTGCTTCAATGGCAAGGATTTCGCCACTGTCTGAAATCAAGGCGTATGAGTTTCCGGAACTGCTTGAACCCAAAACTCTAAGTTTCAATCTTTTGTCACCTCGCTTTCTCCATATCTCAAATAGCCGCTCCAGCCATTTGCTCCGCCGCAATTTTGCATACACCATTCATTAGAATCATTGATGTGTTCACATCGTCCACAATTCGGTACTTCATCGTCTGCGGTGTATCTTGTTAAATTATCCATACCCTACTCCAATTCTTCCTCTGCCGGAAAGTGAAATACTCCGCTCAAACCCATAGTGAGTTTTTCGTCAATATTTTCGTCAATTCCATCTGGCTGTGTCTGCCCCATCTTTACAAGGCTGTGACACATATAGGTATATCTCAATTCTTCCATGGCTTTCTTTGCTTTTTCTTCGGTGGAATATTCAGCAATTTGCATGTCTTCATTAAGCGACTCAACACCTATTAAGTTTTTGTTCAGGAAATAAATTCTTGACCTGAATCTCTGAATAATCACCTCTTCATATGGCATATCAAGGGTTCCGTCCTGCGATATAACTCTCATAAAAACCTCCCTAATCTTTCATAAAGTCCGGTACGTTCTCGTCATTCTCAACGACTTCTCCGGCTACTTTCTCCGGCTCAACTGCTGCACTTTCGGTTGAACAAGGTTCCGCCGTAACAAATGGCTCACTGTTGGCGTTCTCCGTAATATCACGCTTGACTTGCTCTTGCAAATCTTCCATCGGATATTCCTTGAAATCGCCATCCTCGATTTCTTCCTTGGTATAAAGTCCCATTGTCAGCTCCGGGCAATTAAGGCTAGAGAAAAATGATGCTGCTCTATAACGAAGCATTAACTGCGGCATTGTTTTCCACTTGCTGCCGTTCTTCTTCGTCCAACCTTCATCATCTGCCATCTGCATATTAACTTCCATGCCCTCAATTCTTCGACCATTTTTCATAGTCCACGCAGTGCAAGAATAAGGTTTTCCGTTCTTGTCCTTGGTTTCGTCGTACTGCAACTCCATGTCGAATTTGTTGCTGGCGTTGATAGACGCGATCAAAAACTTACTGCTCCAGCTTGGCTTGCCCTGTATCAGAAAAAGGTTCTGCATAACCATAAGCGGGCTGATGCACATTCTCTGCGCCTGCTCAATGGCAATCAAACAGTTAGATGGATTTTTCTGATACGTCTGCGGAACTATTGTTGACTCGGCTAACGCCTTTGCCATCTGCATAGCCATAATGAAATTATCAGATGTTCCAAAAATCCCAAGGCTGTAATCGGTAACCTTGTTATTGTGTGTTGCAACCTCTGTCTTTTCTTCTGCCTTTACTAATTCTGTGTTCTCTGCCATAATTATTCCTCACTTTCTTAATATCTTAAAATCTTAACATCGTTATCTTCATAAAAATTATTGAACCGCTCATTTAAAAGTTCTAATTGTTTCTTGAGAATTTCCTTTGCTTCATCCACGCATCGGAAAAGATTTTCGCTTTTGAGCTGTAGATTATCAATTCCCAATTCGTTGCAATTAAGATACCACGTATCTCCGCAACCGCAAATTTTATGTATGCAAATGTCGATTCCGTGGCCTTGAGTTCTGAAAATCGTTCCACTTTCCACCGGTTCTCCAAACTTTGCATTGCTGATCAGTTTCATGCACATCCCTCGCTTTCTTCATACTTTTTCACAACTGCCATCTTATCAGCACCGTAGGTATCCACCCACTTCATATCCACGGTTTCATCCGTAACGGTCAGCTTTGCGCCCTTGGCATTTACAACCGTGTCACCAGCTTTTACGGAATCCTCGGTGCGATACACATAGCTTCTGGTGCTGTTAGGAAATTTCGCTTTGATATACTGCATTTATCATCCCTCCTCAATTTTCAAACCAAATGGAACGTTTCCATTAACAATAGATTGCCAATGTGTAATAACATTTGGACTAGCACTTGGATTGCATGGTTCCGTTGGAGCAAACATAAATCCGCTCTCCTGTTTCTTATTTTCCTCATCCCATTCCTTCTCGGTTCCAAAGCCAATATGCTCATAGAATTTTGGATTGTCCTCATATGTCGGGTATTCCTGATGCTGTTTCTGCCATTCCACAACGTCTACTTTAAACTTCTCCATATCAATAACCCATTTATCATGAGCAACCTTCCATTTTTCCACTTCATCGTTATTCTGGTTAATTTTGTTTTGAGCTTCTTTCTTGACAGATTCCCAAATTTTACTGCTTATAGATATAAAAGAAGCTTTATACTGCGGATAAAGAAGTTTGTCATAATCAATAATTTTCAACCCTGTCTTATTGTTCTGAAAGTTCCATTGTCTAATAACCTGCCACATAATGCATCCAGCTTGAAATCCGGTAATTCCACCTGCCGGAGAATTGTCAACCGCGCACATGGCTGCTATTCCTGCTGCCGCAACTGCGTGGCAAATAGTTCCATAATCATGCGAATAGTCTTCTGTTAAATGCCTTACAAATTCCGGAAGTGTTTCCACAGTCTGTTTTTTCGCTTCTTTGTACCATTCATTCTGGATTTTCATTTCCTCGGTAATCTGCTGTTTCATCTTCTAAACCCTCTCTTTCCTTTATTTCTCGCGTCTTTTTCGCAATACGGAAGAGAACAATGTCCGGCTCTTCCCCAGAACCCCTTACTTGCACTCTTCCAACGCTTGCATGACATGCACCGTGCATCAGGCTGTGTGATGTTGTTCTTTGTACCTACTCTCGACATTCGGCATCCTCGCTTTCTTTAAGTTCATCAAATATCCAAAAGTGTTCTTTATCGTGAATACAGTTATAATCAAACCACTGCTCACAACTTATACTGTTCTGATGAAATCCAACCGCAATACAATTCGGTTCTTCATACAAACTTTCAAGTACATCTGCCTGCTCATTAAGATTTGTATTTCCCTCAAACTTACGGAAAGCATCAATAACTTTGGGAATATCTTCTTTCTTAACAAGATATTTATCGAATGTGGTAAACAGGACGATTTTTTCATCATACGTGACAGATTTATCATCCACAAGATTCCAAATAGCTTTCATCTGCCCCATGTCAAATATTGATGCCCCATGACCACAATACTTTTTCCCTAAAATGTCCCACACTCGCATTGAACCACGCCATGCGTTACTTACCTCTCCAAAACTTTCAGAATCTCCATTTTTATCAAACTTAAAAATCTCAATGTAACTCATTCTACACGCCCTCCACTTTCAACTGCTTATCCTCGGAAACCGTCAGAAGAATTAGCTGGGTATCAACGACCGGCACATATTCGTCATTGATGCTCTCAGCACCATCAAGGAAAATCGGAACATACATATTAAAGAACTTCTGAAAACTGTTGCAAATATCAATCTTCGCTTCAATTTCCCTGCCGGTGTTTGTCGTATCTCCGAATACCTTATAAATGCCGGTTTCTTCATCAAGTACCGTAGGAATACAAACTTCCTTATATTCTCCGTTCTTCTGGAAATCGAACAACTTCCAACGTACAATACCGAAATGCTGATTGATTTCCTCAACAAGTAACTTATTCTTTCGTTTTGAAACTTCTTTGAGCTGATAAAGAATCCTCTCGGCATCTGCCTTTGCTTGTCCATACTCGCTCTGTTTATGTTGCATATCTGCAATCTGTTCATCAATGCGAACATTGTTTTCAGACTGTGCGATAATCTTATTCACTTCGTCAAGCTGACTCTTCAATTTTGCTTTATCTGCTTTTGCGTAATCAGCCACCTTATCTTTGCCCTTGGATTCTAACTCTGCAATATCAGCAAGCAATTTATCCTGTCCAGCCTTTAACTTGGCATATTCCGCGTTCTGCATATAATCAGCGGAATCCGGAATCTTAGAAATCTGTTCATCAAATCCTTTGATAATATCAATTTCTTCCGCTTCATTAAGTTTCAAGGTGTTAATTGTGTTTTCCAATTCCTTGTTATTCTCGGTCAGTTTCTTAATCATTTCAGCACACGCATTTCCATCATCAACAATCATAGCAAGTGTTTTCGCGTGTTCTTCATTAAATATTTCGATTGCATCCGCCTTTCTCTGCGAAAAATCGGCTCTTAAAGACTCTATTTTATCTTCCGGCAATCTTTGTCCGCATAACGAGCAAACCGTTGTGGATTCGTCAAATACCCACTTGGAATCGTCAAACTTCTTTTCCTTTTCCTCTTTGTACCTTTTCGCAAGTTCAGCTTTCTTAAGAGTCTGTTCAGAAATTGATTTCTTATTGCTTTCAATGGAATCCTGCGCTTTTTTGATTGATGAACGAACATCCTGCAACTTCCGTTCGTGGTCGTATTTATGATTTTCGATCTCACGTTTCTTACTTGAAAGTTCGTTATTCATGGTCTGCGCGATAGCTGACATTTCAAACTGACAATGCATTTCTTCGCTGCGCATTTCATCAATCCGCACATCAGATTTCGCCATTAAATCTTCAAGGGCTTCAATCTTTCTCTCTAAATCGGCTTTTAACAACTCCTGCTCTGCCACATCTACATCAACCTTTGCTTTCTCCAGCCCGATGATCTGATTTGGAATAGCGTCTAACTGATCAACCGCTTTTTTCTTGGAAGCATTGTTCATGGCTTCAATCTCTTCAAATTTGTAGGATTCAAGCAATTTGGCAACATCCGCAGTTTCTTTATTCATTTGCGCAATCTCTAAATCTGTTTTTGCACTTGCCATAGCGAATAAGGATTTTCTCATTTCATCCTGTTTTTTCTTTAAAGACAAATCCTTAGTGAACACATTCGGGTGCGAACAAATGAGGAATTTATCAAACTCAAACCCTAATTCTTCCAGATATGCCTTAAAATCACGTTCTGTCTTAGGCACAGAATTGATCTCATATGTATTTGTGATTGTAATTTTCGAAACTCCATTTTTATCCGGTTTTCCAACTTTTCGCTTCTGCATCTTGGAAAGAGTAATCTCTTTTCCGTCCACATCAACATCTGCAGTAACGGTTGGAATGCAATCTTCTACATTGTCCGGTTTGATGTTCGGGTTGCTTGTAAGTTCATAGTTCTTATCAGACGTCAGCCAGTACCATGCTGAACCGATTGTGGTCTTTCCTCTCCGGTTCATGCCGGAAACCCTTGTTGTCTTGCCAAATTCGTATGTCTTATCCTTTACCCCTTTGAAATTCTCTATATGTAACGATTTCAAAATCATTCGCATTTTTACACCCCCACGATTCCTTTTATTGATAACTCATATGTAACTTTTTCCACAACACGACCATCTTTACACGTTTTCTGATATCTCCTGCTCTGCAATCTTCCGTATGTGCTTACCTTATCGCCTAAAGCAAGTGAGTCCGTATACTCTGCGCACTTTCCCCATGCAATACAGGTAATCAAATCCTCTTTTCCGTTCTCTCTTAAAGTTTTGAGTTTCACATCACAAATTTTCCGACCAAGCGGTGTTTCTCTAAGATGCTTTTCCTCGATAATTCCCTCAAGACTTACTTCATTCAAAGGGCTATCATCCTCTGGTTTTGTGATTGTATCAGCCATAACATACATAAGAATAGCTTCTCCAGACCCTGTTTTTACGTGCCGGGTAATTATCTTCCCACTGACGAATACTGTTCCGCTAATTTCTGTATCACAGATTTTTTCATCAAACAGTACCGGAAGTATATCTGCAACACCGCTTCTTCTTTCAACTCCGATGAAAAATTTATAAAATTTCTTACCGTTCGATTTATGGCTTTCCCTTGGTGCTGATACAACATCACCGATCAACGTTATTTTGTTCTCCATTGCTTCTCCTTCCCATTTCTCTGTCAAGAACCTTTTCAAAATTATCTTTATCATCCTGTTTCTTTCGTTTCCCTGCCAAAAGTTCAGCAAGCATACGCTTTTCTTTCGTGGAACATCTCGTGCCACTTATATACACAACGTCTACCATGCATCCTCTCTCATTCTGCGTTTTCTTTTAATTCGCTTGTCAAGTTCGGCTCTCTTTCGGTCTACCTCTGACCAGTAATACATGATTGCCGCAATTACCGCTCCGGCTACAAATTTAATAGCCGCCATATTCCCGGACGCGCCCTCACTATCCATATAACACGCGGCAACCAAGGAATATTCCATTGCAACCGCACCTATGATGAATTGGATTACTTTTTTCATTCATGCCCCTTTCTGCCACTTTATAATTTAGTACCAATCAGAAACAAACGTTCCGAGTAACGGACATACAACAACATCTATAAAGCGCACAGAACCATCTTCCATGGAATATGTAAAAGCCATTGCAGGTGTGTAAGTCGAATCTCCTGTCTGTATCTGCGCATCTCTTACATAAACTCCATATGTTGTTTCCTCGTCAACGAAAATGCTTGAAAAATTTTCCGCAGAGTCAACCTTTGCCAAATAGTTGTCACCGCTACGAATTACCCTTGAATTAACTTTCTGAAATTCAAAATTGCTCATTTTAATTCTCCTTTCCATTATGTGTTTCGTTTTCCTCGCCCTGCTCACTATGTTTTGAAGCAGAACTCTCTACCATTCCAAGAACATATCCTTTCTGAAAATCTGTCATATTCGGAATGGCATCACGAAGTTTTTCGACAACACGTTTTTCCTTTTCACTCATTGAATTCACTTCCTTTCCATGATATAATTCCTTAAAAACTTAAGGAGATTTCCATATGCGCTACATACCTACTCGTCCACAATTGGATGATTTTTTCAACAAATCCGTCACAAACATCGAAATGCCTAGATACGAGGATGGGAAATCCCCGATCGAGATGTTGGAAGCTCAAACCACTTTTGTTGAGCAAACAAGCAAAGAACTTCACGATATTGCCGACTCTGCAAAGTTGCAAGCTGATTCAGCTAAAGAGATTGCTGAAAGTTCCAAAACGCAAGCTGATGTTGCATTAAAAACATCAAGCAAAGCGGATATTAAAGGTTGGATTTCTGTGGTTCTTTCTATCATATGTGCTTTAATGGAATTTGCTGTACATCATTCAGAAATAATTGATTTTGTCAAAGTTTTGGCAAAATAAAATGGCAAAAAATCTGAAACAGCAAAGTAAATACTGAAAGTACTAATGCAACATCTGAAACAGATGGTTTTTTCACTTTTGTTCCTCCTTTCATGCGCAATATCTGATTTCGTACTCTGCTACGATTTTCGAAAAGATTTCACGCAATTTCTTATCATCCTCAATAATGTCCATTTTGTTCAATGCACTGATTTCTGTTTTCGTGCATCCGCTTTCTGCCATGCGCTCACGCCTGTTTCTGATTCTTCTACTCAAGTCGCATCCGGCACGGTGTTCAAGTTCTGAATACATTTCAGTCCTCAATACATTGAATTGACAATCTGCATTTCTCTGAATCCGGTTAAACTTGGCATTGATTTCATTTCTCCAATTATCAAATACCGGTTTCACTGCTTCTTTGATATGTTCAGTTGTCTCAATGGCTTTCTGTGCTGTGTTCTGTGCCTTGGCAATCTGTCTGTCTCTTTCCTTGTCAGCAAGTTCTTTTTGAACCATTTGATTAAGAAGTCCTTGCAATGCTTGCAATTCCGGAGATAACTGATCGTTGACACTTTGATGTACATTAAAATAGGAAGAAACTAATTTTCTTTGCACTTCCCATGCCAAATCATCCGTGAATGACTTGACCAACATCAGATAGCCCTGTTCGGTAATGAGTGCTTTGCTCATAAAATCCTTGTCAGATATAGGAAACATGCGGCTTGTACGAATTTCGTCCGCGCTTACAATGAAGTAATCTTCTCCCTCAACGAAGCGTGCTTTGTTCGTATTAAAATTTCTTTTCGCTGTTCCGTCTGGTCTTTCATGAACTATGTCAATGTCCTTGAATGTAACCACTCTTTTACCTTTGTACTCTTTGATGGAAATATCTGCATTTCCAATGTGTACTAAATTATCCATACTTTCACTTCCTTTCTGTGATATAATTCCCTTATCATCAAATAAGGGAGGTGATACAATTTGAAATACTTTTTGTTTTGCGATTTTTCTACAATATCCTGCGACCGAGAAAAGATGGCAGAGATATTAACTGAAAACGATATAACGTTCGCAAATATCAATAATTTTTGTTGGGAACTAAAAGTTCCGGATAAGTTTGGAATTCCAATCTGCGACACGACCGCAGAATCTATTCACTGCCTGTTTTATCAGTACACTCACAAGAACTCTCTTCTTCTTGTGGTAAAAGCAAATGAATATTTTCCAAACGGAGATTAGGATATAATCTCTTTGTTTCTTCATATACGGTTTTGGTTTTCAGCCATTTCCGCATATGAAGAACCTGTTCCATGACATCCATATCGTGAATATCCACTTTGTTTAAAATCTTCTGCAATTCCTTTTCCATTCCATTGAAATAGGAAACCGGAACAACAACCAAATCATTCACGGATTTAATTTCTTTCATGTCCTCACTCGCTTCCTTTCTTTTATAATCCAATTTAATTGGATGTATCTGGCACAAAAATAAAATCCATCGGAATACCAGACAATTTGCTCATGGTTTTCAACTGTGATAAGCTAGGCTCTGTTTTGCCCTTTTCCCAATTGACAACGGTTGCATTAGATACACCAAGCATTTCAGCCCATTCCTTTTGTGTCATTTTCGCATTTACGCGAACTGCTTCTAATGAAATTCTAGGCATCTTTTTCTCTCCTTTCATATTTGATGGTTTAATCATAATCCAATTATTTTGGATTGTCAACACTAAAATTCAAATTTATTGGATTTAATATTGAATTTTTTATTTTATTGGTTTATAATACAGTTAGAAAGGAGGGCAGAAGAAATGGATAACGAAAATCAATTTAACGAAATGGATGTAGACGATATCCAAAAAGAAGTGTTTGCTGAAAATTTAAGATACTATATTGAATTAAATCAAAAACAGCAAATAGATGTCGCAAAAGACTTAGGTATTAACCCAACGACTCTAAGTATGTGGTGCACCGGAAAATCATTTCCAAGGTCAGGAAAGCTTCAGGCATTGGCTGATTATTTCAAAATCGGAAAATCAGATTTAATAGACCCACGCATAAATAAATCTGTTGACGAAGAATTTTCAAGTGTTGTATTAAATATTGGAATGAATGATGAACGTTTCAAAAAAATTATTATTGAATATAGCAGATTGCCAGTAAGCAAAAAAGAATTGTTATGTGAATTTTTCGAAAAATTTATATTCTAAAAGAAAGCAGGGTTCAATGCCCTGCTTTTTCTTCTTTTAAACCAGCTTTTACAAATCCATGCAAAATTTTTAACATCTTATAGTCTTCAATTTCTTTTATCATAGTTATAATTTCTTCTTTATAAGTCTCTTCTGTTTTTACTTCTCCCGACATAAAAAACCTCCAATCATAAACTATTATGTACCAACAAAGTAATTATAGAACGTGTGTTCGGCATAGTCAATCCCCAATTATGGGCGGAGCCATGCCAAACCCCACCCATGCCAGAACTTGAAGTGTCCTTTCGGACAAGTCCATAGTATCACTGTAATATGCATGATTTCAAGATTTTTCGGTCGCAAGTTTCGACAGAAAATGTCATTGCAGAGAAGCGGAAAGCTGTTTCTCAATCTCTTCTTGCACTTTTGCGCGCCAACGCATCGGCACTTCATCAATCGTCATTTTCTTGTCTACCAGAATACGTCTCACGTAAAATTTAACCATTATGCTTCACCTCCTGCTACCATATCTGCAAGATCCTGAATTGCTCCGGCATTGGACTCATGCCCGGCTTTCAACTCATCGATTGCTTTCTCCATCTCTGTCTTAGTCCTCAAGCTGACCGTTACGGTGTATGTACCATCTTCAGCGCCATCCTTGCCCTTATTTGGCATATATGAGAATCCTTCATACTTAAGATCATCATACTCACCGGAAGTCTGATCGTTGTGCGTAAATATAACCTTTGAGATATTCTCTTTCGAAAATGCTTCAGTAATAGACCTGATTCCATCAAAGTCTTTCGACTGAATCTGAATATTGCCGAGACTCGCTCCTTCAGCAATCTCGAACTCTGTTTTGTTTTTCAAAATTATTTTGTCCATATTTTTATTCCTTTCTATGTGTAAATTTATGGGTTACTAAACTTATTTAAACGGCAGTTTAAATGCCAATATGCTGGATATTTCTTATATTCCAAGAACTTTTAAGCTTTTTAATGACGTTCCTTTAACAATTGGAATACACGTCTATTGCGTAGCTGGAGGTGGCGATCCAATATCCGATTCTCCGTATCCAGATGCTGATGGTTGGTGGAATGTAATACAATTTGGATACGGAAGTGGTTCAGCGCCTCGTTTAACTCAAATAGCATCTCAGGCATATCAAGCAGAGTACGGATTCAAAGGAAAAGACGAGTTGTGGATTCGTAGTCTGCATGATGTGACATGGAGCGAGTGGGTAAAGTTATAATTATAATTCTATCCATCCAGTGAGCCATTTATTACCAAATATCTCTCTTCTATATAACTTTGAAGTATTAAAGGCATATTCTAGTGCCAAGACAGTTATCCGCATGTTGCTTCCGAACCAAAATATATTATATTCGGCATTGTTAGGTGGTTTGTCAGCACAAGTAGCTGTAAAAGTTTGCGACCCAATAAAAGAGTGAGTAGAAAGTATATATTCGAGTATGGTTTTGTCAGTTACTTCAAAATTTTTTGTATTTATTACACCTTTTAAACTGCCGTTTAAATCAGCTACCTGCTTGGCCAGCGTGCCGTCTATATTCGGGTTCGCCTGCCGTGCGTCTAACGCATATCCGGCAACCGTGGTTGTCTGATTATTCACTACACTTGTTTTCGTGTCCGGTGGTGTTTGCCATGTGCCATCTTCTCTTAGATATTTACTCGTTCCTGCTGTAGTCGATGGTGCAGGAACTAGACCGGCTTTCGCACCAGCACCTGATTTTACAAAATTAGAATATGTTGTGTTATTATCAGCATTCCAGTCCATGCACAACCAAAATGTACCATCATAAGTAAATATATGGGTCGCATTATTATAGAAGAAATTTCCGCTTACATAAGAAATAGCCACCTTATTCCCGTTTCGAACATATCCTATAGTTTTCGCCCCGGTGCCATTTACATTAAGTGTAAGGTTCCCGGTTGTTGGATTTGCTGTGCCCACCGTATCCGTAAATTTAACCGCAATGCTCGTACCGACTTGTAATACAAAGTTTGCCAATGTTGCAACTTTAGCCGCCGTAGCTCGACCGGTCGCGCAAGTAGCCAGCGGTTTTTTCAAAACCTCAATTGCTTTTTTGTCGGTTGCGGACATTAGACCGTTAGATGTGGTTGTCGCTGGTTTACTTGTTCCTGCGGATGGTCCGCTCATCCAATAGTCTTTTGTATCTGCTCCCGGCACTTTCCCTGCCGGAACATCCTTTTTCGCAATGTAAAGCGTGTTGTTATGCATTACTGCATCCAACCGTTTGTAAATCAAGGATGCGTCATAGTCATCCTTTGGTACAATTGCTACTCTTCCTGCTATAGCCATTTAAGCCACCTCCCAATTCAAATTCCCGTCATTGTCAACGACAAAGTTATATGCCGCATTGTCCGTGTAAATCAACTCTCCATCCTCATTCACATCAAATTCTGTCATTGTGAGTTTCTTGTTAATCTCGTCTTCGATTCCCTGCGCTCGGTCTGCGCTGTCCTTGGCATCTGTGGCGGATGCTACCGCCTTGGTTTCGGACTCTTTTGCGCTTTTGGCAGATGCTACCGCCTTGGCAGATTCTACCTTAATATCCGCCAAGAAATTCGGTTGCAACTTATCCTCAGTTATTGAGCCGCCCTTAATCATCGGCTTGACTTTTCCATCAGAAGTGACCTCAAATGCAATCTCGTCACCCTCTAAGAACTCATACTGCGTGATCAGCGCGGATAAGTCCACGTTCTGCGCCGTGCCATCGTCAAGCGTGATTACCAACTGCTGACTTTCCGGATCATACTTGAAGTTGACTGCAAGCTTCTCCAACTTGGTATCAATGACCGCCTTGGAACCGTTCATCTTAACCACCGTCAGTGTTCCGTTTGATTCATCCCACAGAATTTCTTTTACAAGCTCATTTGCCTTTGTCAAATCAACCTTAGACGCATCCATAGCAACCACACGATCATCCAGATTGTCAACTGCCAAGTCCATCTTGTTAAGATTAGATTCATTTACCGCTGTTTTTTCGCTGGGAAGATTCTCCCAGTTGATACGACTATATATTTTCTGCATGGCTCACACTCCTTTCTAACGCGGATAATCTGCGTTCCAATTCTTCATTTTTCTGCTTCAAAAGTTCAATCTCTTTCTGCTGCATCTGGATCATCTGTATGTGCATTGCATGGAGATTTTCCTTGTCAATTTTCCATGTCTTTGAATCTCCGTGAATTGCTTTTTCATCCTCTTCGGCATTTTCTTTTAGTACAAGTCCGCTATCGGACAATCCGGCATCCTGCAAAATCTTCTCTAAATCCTGCGCAATTAAACCAAACTGTAAGCCTGTGTGCTGCGTGATGTATCCGGATTTCCATGTATACTCAACCGGTCGCATTGCCATATAAACGCTTTTAATATCCCTTAATGATTGTATATTATTTTTCAGCCTTTTATCGGAACTCGGAATAGAAATCAAAAGGCCCTCGATATCCAAGGTACTTTCCCTCGAGCCAAAATTAGACACTTTATTAAAGTGTCTGGGCGAATACTTGGTTGTAGAGCTATCATTAAGTGTATAATCTACATCTGTAAAATACCCACTTGGCAATTCGCTTTTGGTTGCGTAGTCGCTCAGCGAATTGTCAACATAACTTTCAGTTGCCAAGTTTTCCTCGTTTGAATCTGTTACAGTGCCTAGGTCAATGAGTATGTTTTGCAGCATGGGTCTGCCTCTTCCGTCAAGCCCAATAATTGTAAGGTCATCACCGAGCGCTGTCGAATTAAAGTTTAGCGAATCGATTATTGTTACTCGTCCAGCTCCATCAAGTCTGAAGTTGTTGCTTTCGACTATGAGCCTGTTCCCACGAAGCATAATCTGGTCTGCGCTGGCATTGATCATAGAAATAACTTGGTCGTTCTCATCTCTGCCTAACTTCAATTCCAAGGATGCGTCCAATGCACCCTCTGCCTTTTGCGCACGATTGACTTCTGCGACAATGCTTTTTGCGGTCTGCTCAAACTTGGTATTTGTCTGTTCCTCTAAATCCTCATACGTGGATTGAAGATGGTCTGCATTCCTTTCTAACTTTCCGGTACGTCTTTCAACGCTTTCAATCGTGTCTCTGATAGAATTAACCTTTGCAGAGTGTGTCTGTGTACCCTGTGCGGAAATCGAATCTCTCTTGCTTTGTACTCCGGTTAAAGTGCGTTGCAATAGATACGTTTCAACAATCTCTCTCGTGGTATTGAATCGGATTGGTTCCCCAAGTGTCAGACATGGATTTCCGACACAGGTGCAACTTTTAATCGGTGTATATGCTGCTTTTGCCATAATCGGCAATAGGTTATTTGCAATCTGTTCCAGCTCTGCTCCGGTCTTGTCTGATACAAGAAAGTTTCCTGTAATCGAATAGTTGTTTCCGGCAGTTCCAACAATAGCACCAGCGTTATCTTCGCTTGTCTTGATTTCTAGCTGTGTGATTTCCTTGCTTTGGAAGTCCTCGTAATCAAACGTGATATAGTGTCCGGTCATGGACTCTGTATTTGCGTCAGACGGAAATAAATTGTCTGCCGGAAATAAATCTTCTGCCGGATAAAGTGCGCTTGTGATTGCTTTCAGAAAGACATATTCAAACTTTCCATCCCGGTTCATGTTCCCGAAGCATCCGTTAATCTCACAGATTGCCGTTACAACGGTTTTTCCACTGATAGCAGACTCTTCTGTGACCGCGCTTGAATCGTCCGTCTGTGTGGCTACAATCGTCTTATTGACCGTCATGGAATCATTGACAAGGCTTGTTTCAACTTGCGCAATTCCAAGATGCGCAAAGAAGCTATTTCGGAACTGCTTAAGTGTCATTGGAAAACTAAGTCCTGCATACCAAGACTTTACATCCGTATTGATAATGTCATACATTGCGTCATATGCCGTAATCTGCCGTTTTGTGCGGTCAGCCGTAGGAACATCGGATGCAACCTTAAAAACTCCGTATGGCATCGGATTTTGGCTATCTCCGTCAATCGTTTCTTCGATAGAGATTGTCTTTCCAATAATGTTTCCTGCGGTGTTTCGTGCTGTGAATTTTACACAATTCGCTTCGCACGCTCCAAACTTTAATTCAGACTCCGAACAAAGACTTTCTTCGAGCGCAAACGTACCGATTTCAAGCATCGAATTGTCTATTTTCTGATTCGTTCCAACAACAGATATGACCATCTGTTTATCTGTCGCGGAATCCCAATACTTTTCTTTCAAATTGCTATTTATCATACACACCGCCTATAAATGAAAACTTGATTGCGTCATACTTAATCTTCCCATTTGCCACAGAATAGAACGTAGGCTGAATATCAGCGATATATCCGTACTGTGTCACATATCCGCGTTTTTCCGGCACGTATGCCGTGATATAGCCGCCGCGCTCCTTTGCCTTGGTATAGTTCTTTTCAATATTTTTCCAAAAATCATCAAACTGCTTTTCGGTCAGCATGGCTTTGGTTTCAAACTCAACCTTTAGGGCTTTCAGTTCCACGGCATCACGATGCTCATATCCGTTTTCATCCGTCCAAGGGTCTTTATCCTGCATGTTTACATAGGAACTAAACGTGTCCTGCTTTATTAAATTGTTCGGTATGGTATAATCCCCAAACTTTACTAAATATCCGCCATATCCCATCGTTTACCTCCTAAAATGGGTATAAAAATAGCACCTACCGTTTTGGTAGATGCTATCCATTTGATTAAATTTTAAGCTACTACTGATTCCCATTCAGATTTCAGCTTTTCTACATCGTTTTCAAAAAGTTTGCAAGCGATTTCGTACAACTGCGGAATCATTCCCATTTCCCTGTCGATATAATCCATCTTGTTTCTTACTTTGGGTTTGAGTGCGCACCCTTCCATCCTTGATTTAAGGTTGCAGTGATATTTCCTTTCAAATTCTCCATAAAGCAACGAATAGCGTTCTTGATACTTTCCATCGGCACCAAAACGGACAATCTGTGTTATCCGCTGTCTCTTGGTTGCCAAGTCAATATCATCAACGAGTCCGATAATAACATCTTCCTTATGGATGATTTCTTTCTGCTGTCTTTTAATGGTTTCATTCTGCTCTCTAACAGTTTTTAATGTCTGTGAAAATATCAGCTTAGTGTTTTCATCTGCATATGGCAGGTAAGTGGAAATAAATAATTCATCATTATTTACATACCCACCTGTTTTACGGATTGTAGGGAGAACCTCGGATGTAACCCACTTGCGAAACTTCTTTGCGTTCGGTTTGTCGCTTCGAAGAATAACCGCATATAAGCCGGATTCAGTAACAAACCAAGTTTCTCCTTGACGGGGTAAGTCTAACTTACGTCGTTCATCATCGTCTAGTCTATCAGCAACAATCCGGCTGTTTGACAGTTCCAATGCCCTGCAAACATCAATAAGGCAAAACATCGGTTCATCATCGACCATGGCCATTCTGATCTGTCCGAATATTGGATTCTCAAATACCTCAATGCCATTTTGAATCTTAAGCATAAGTTGTGATTTTTTCATTCGTGTCTACCTCCATACATTTTTATCTGAATAAAAAAGAGGAAGCCACTTGTGAAATCACATTGGTTTCCTCTTTCGTACAGTATGGCGTTCGAGTAAGTAATCCGCTTCTTCACGGATAAGGTTGTTTCCTTAGTAATAAGGATAGACTATTTTTGATTTTGTGTCAATCCGATTTTGGAATTAAAATAAGCCGTGTTTCCACGGCTTAAGTATCATTTATCTTTCAATTTTTATTGTAACCAAGTATATGTATATGCTTCATCAACATATATCTTATAACTGCTCGGATAGATCGTATCGTAATTTGAATCGTACGGAAAACTAAACGAGAAATAATCGGTGTCTCCATTCTTTTCACATTCTGCATAATGATAATCATATTTGATCAAGTTGCCAGATGCATCATACATTAAGCAAGAAATTTTCACAAATGAAAAATCTTTTCCGGAATCGTTTGTAGCTTCAACCGTAACATTATCTGCTCCAATGTCCGATTGAACCATTATATTGCGAACATCACAAACAGCATTTGTTGCTTCATCAACACTCAACGACATTTTATAGTTATCATAAGAAACATCGTTATAATCAGAATCGCTCGGTGCGTCAAAATAAAGAACACATTCCTTACCGGATTCAAAAGCTCTGTTACAATCGCTTTTGCTATCCAGCATTTTACCGTTTTTGTAGTATACAAGTTTTGCGTCCAGATCAACATTTACCTTGTTGTTGTTTTTCAAGATAGCAACAACTCCATGACCACTATCTTGGTATTCAATTGAGATGTTTTTCTTTACCTTGTTCGCATTAAAGGAAGAAGTGACGGTAACTTTGCAAGAAAGCGTTTTCTTTGCAATTTTTGCTTTTACGTACGTTGTTCCTTCTCCAACCGCCAGAACTTTTCCAGACTTGTTTACAGAAGCAACATATTTATTGCCACTACTCCATTTAGCAGTTTTCCTCATTCCGCTTATCTTTAATGTTGCGGATTCTCCAATTTTTAAATTAAGAGTCTTTCTGCTTAATTTAATAGTTGCCGCCTGTGCAACAATCTGTTTCCCATCTGCATTTTGGATTGGCATAGCCGAAGTCAAAACGGCAAATGCCAACCCCATCGCTACTAATAATTTTTTTGTACTTCTCATAATGACTCCTTTCTTGTGATATGATTTATTTAGAATTATATCACGTTCAATTATAGAAGTCACTAAAAAACATATACATTGTCTCCGGTTCGATTGTAATGTTCTCTACCATAATCCCTTGCAGCTTTTCCTATGTCGCTTGTAGTAATTCCGAAATTTTTATGTAAAATAGCTTGCAATAACTGATTTTGCTGTCGCAATAAGGAAACCTCTTGCGCAGATGTTGAATTGATAGCATCTTTGATTCCGGTAATCTCTTGGCTTCCTGCAACCGCCGGCTTACCTCCGACTGTTCCCATAATTTCCGGAAGCCCGTTTTCTCCAACCGTTGCTATGCTATATTTATCCATAAAACCGCCCGTTGCATAAGCCTTTACTTTAGGTAGGCTCACTTTCGGCACAAGATCGACTCCGCTCCACTTTACCTTTGCTACTTTAGCCGCCGCAGAAACAACACTGTTAAACCCTCTCAAAACGGTATTCACTCCACCGATCAATGAATTTATTGCTGTTTCAATTCTTGAAATTACGGTGTTCATTGCCCCGGCAACACCACTTTTCACGCTATTCCATAATTTGCTGAATATTTCAGCTACACTTTCTTTCATCTTCGAGAAAGCATTTTTTATCGGGGTGGTTACATGTTCTTTAAACCAACTAGAAACACTATTCCACACACCGGTTACCGCTGTCTTTGCCGCGCTAAAAGCTTTCTGAATAGATTCTTTTGCTGAACTAAAAGCATTCTTAATAGGTGTTGTAACATGCTCCTTAAACCAACCGGAAACCACCACCCATACCGATTTCACAGTTGTCCATAGAACCTTGAATATAGTCGATACTGTCGATTTCAATAATTCAAAGTTCTTCTTTATTGGCTCAATGACTTTTGTTTTAAACCAATCAGAAACAACAATCCATACCGCCTTGACAATAATCCACAATCCTTGAAAGATTTGACCAACTCTTTTCGAAAATCCTTGGAAAAATGAAACAATAGGAGTTATAACATTAGTATTGAACCATCCAGAAACTGTTTTCCATACACCGGATATATCTTTCCATAAAGAAGAGAAAAAACCGGAAACGGATTTCCATAATCCCTCAAAAAATCCGCTTATTGGCTTAATTACATTAGTATTAAACCAATCTCCGGCTTTTGAGAAAATTTCTTTTATTTCTTTCCAATGATCCTTGACTACTACAGTTGCCGTTGCAACAGCAGCTACTATTCCTGCGATAATCGCTGCCGGTGCTGCAGCTACCCCTAAAATAACCGCTCCGACTGCCGTAATCGTAACTCCGACAAGCATAAGTGCTTCATTAAGCCAACTGAATCCGTTCTTTAACATGGTCACAAAGTTTGATATTGCAGTAAATGCGCCAATCGCAACGGAGCCTATTCCGGTTATTGCTTTTGCAACAGGGCTTATAAATGCAAGCGCACCTTCTGCCGCTTTACTTCCAAACAAAGCCTTAAATCCTGCCGAAATGGTTGTTCCAACCGTCGCAAATGCCGTCGTTATTTTTCCGGATAATGAGGTAGACAAAGCTGCGCCAATTCCTTGGTTTGCCGCAATTCCAACACCTAATTTAGATGCAATAGAAGACGCTATTGCTTTTGAAATGGAAGTTCCGATTATATCAAGTGCGGTTTTTGCAAGATGCAATCCAAGGATTTTTTTGATTGTCAGCGCACCGATGATAATTGCAACCGTCTTTACATCTAAGTTGCTTAAAAACTTCTTGACACCTTTCCATACATCCTTCCAAGAAATTTTACTTAATGCTGTCGTAACTGCATCAAACGCGCCTTGCGCCCACGAATTAAGTGTTTGAGCCAATAATGCAAAGTCAAAGTTTTGGAAAAACTTATTGATTCCGTCTGCGATTGAATTTCCAAATTGTTTCCAATTAAATGTCGTGCCAAATGAATCCAATCCATGAAGCACCGTGTTTAATGAATTAGCTATCAGCTTTCCGGTTTCTCCGAAAAGCGTTGTTCCTTTTTGCCCTTTAAATAGCCCGTTAAGGAATTTGGCTAGTCCCCTTCCAAAACCTTCTGCTTTTGTATACACTTTTTTCCATTTAATTTTTTTCATTGCGTTAATTAACGCACCGGAAATAGACTCTCCCAACTGTTCAAGGTCTTTGATGTTGCTTTTGAATTTCTTAAAGATGGTGTCTGTCTGAACCAATCCACCATCAGCACCGGCGCCGCCACCAGCACCTGAACCAGATCCAGAACCAGAACCTTTATTCCCAGAACCGGAAGTATTATCTTTGCTCTGCTTTGAAATAACCTTTAATTCATCAAATGCACGAGTTGCCTGTTGGATTTCCTTTTTTGCTTTCTTGGCATTTTTTGCGATACCGCCCGTATTTTTCCCTGCGTTTCCTGCGGCATCACTTAAATCGTCCATGCCATCAGACGCACTTCCAATATCATCAGCAAGACCGCTGATTCCTGCCCCTTTGCTTGCTTCATACTTCCATCCGAAGATAGAACCTAAAGCATTTGTTACCATTTCCGCAAAAGAAATCACCTTTTGCAGAACCGCGTTAAGTACCTTGATAAATGGCTTAAATGCATTGATTAAACCACCACCAACAACCGCTCCAAGTGCTTTGAAGTTCTCTTTAAGCATGGTTATCTGGTTATGCCATGTCAATATGTTATCGTAAAGGCTTTTTATCCTCTACTTCTTATGGTTTCCCATAAGTTCGGCGTACATTTTCAACCACAGCATTGTGGCTGTCGGATACTCTTGGGGATATTATATTCTACACTCTTTCCATAAGAAAAGAGCATAGGTTCAATCCCTACGCTCTACAATGTGCTATAACTTTTATTTTATAGCCTTATCTCGGTATTAGCTTATTGACTTATCCACTTATAGCCATAAGCAGTTCGCCCCTCTTGGTCAATTACATTATGTATTGCTTTGTAATTAACTCCAAGAGATTCCCCTGCTTCGGATATTCTATCGAACACTCTTATAATCTCTCTGGTTTTCGCATCCACTTGCGCAATTTTTCTTCCTTTTTTGCGCTTTTTATAGATGCTCAAATCTTTTATTGGAAAATCTTCTTCGTATACAAAAATATATCCATTTGCCGACTTATAGGTATTTGAAAGCACACCGGAAATAGTTGTTCTATTTGCTCCGGTAATCCTAGCCGCCTCCTGCAAACTTTTAAATTTCTGTATAAAATTTCCTTCCATATCACATTGAATAATGCTTCTCATTCCGTTAGGTTCCGGCTTTCTATAGGTTTTCGCTCCGTTTGATTCATACTCATCCTCAAACATGAACATATAGCCCTTTGTCTGCCGCCTTTTTCCTTTACAATTAAGCAGAACATCCGTATTATTAAATCCGTCAATTTCTGCATCCATTGCACTATCATAACGCTTAATGTACCGTCCGTCAAGCGTCAGCAAAACAACTGCCCTGGCGTTATGATACGGCGCGCCTTTCCCACCTTTGGTCATATTATAGCCATCTCGATAGGTGTTAAATTTTTCAATGTAATACTTTTCCAACTCACAGGCTCCATCTTCGCTTTCACACGTTTCGATGATTTCCCATGAGAAGTTGTCAAACCCGAATTCTTTAATTGCTCTATGAAAGTCGCAATCTTCTTTTTCGTAGCACCTTTGATGTTGCCACACTCTGCTATGAAAATCACAAGTTTGACCGACATAAGATTTTCCGTTTATTTTATTTGTTGCTTTGTAGATATAATATGTTCGCATTAAATCACCTCAAACATATTATACAAAAATGTTCGTGCTAAGTCAACTTAGCCTTCACCGATTTTACCCGATTTTTCATCGACATATTGCTATGCCGCGCGACACATGAAACAAAAGTTTCGTTTATCGGCTGTTCTGGCAAAGTCTCCGGTAATATTGGTTGTATGCGCAAGCACATACTGATAACGCAACATGGCTTTTTGAGCCTGCGTCATTGAGGAAATGTTCGCATCAAGTCCTTGCTTTAATGCCCATTCCTTTAATGTTGCCTGTGTCAAGTCGATACCATAACGCCGCATAGGTGCCGTAGTACCGGAAAATACAGATTGCAGACTCTTGGCAATATCTTCTTGACTCACATCATAGAATGAAGCCATATCTCCGGCTAATTCTGTCAACCGGATAGACATATTTGCCATTTTCCCCTGTGGAATATCAAGGGCAGTTCCCATGGCTTGGAAACGGCTTGCAAACTGTTTTGCAGACAATTCAGACATACCAAATTTTTCAATGGATGTTTTTGCAAAATTGTTAATTAGACTTTCATACTGCCCGAATGTCTGCCTTACAACGTTCTCAACCTCTGTCAGTGAGGATGATATGTCAATGGCGTCTCCAAGTAGCCTAAATCCGCGAAATAAAGCCCAATACGTTGCATACACTTTTCCGATTGCAGACGCAAGGGAAAACGACTTCTTTGCTACAACGGATGCACTTGAACTAAATCCGCTAAATGAGCTTGTGATGCTTTTTGCCGCTGTTCCTGCCGCTCCACCGGTACGTGATAATTTTGCCAATGCATTTGTCATGTCAATAATATTCCGGCTTACGCTAGGGGCTTTCGACAGTTCGGACATAAGCTGTCGCATTGCCGTGGCAAGTTTCGGGATATTCTCGATAGCCTTTGTTGAGCTTGTATAGCCAAGCTGTTTGATTCCTCCGGCTAATTCCGATAACCCTTGCACCGATTTTGACATACCGGAAAACGAGCTTACCGACTTTGAAATCTGTCGCATCGCTCCGGCTGCTGCATTTATCTTTCCTGTGTCAATGTTGCTAAGCGTTTTGATGTTTCTTGCAAGAGTCGAGAATGACCTTGAATCAACACTGCGCATGGCACTCATTGAGTTTGACAATCGGTTTACTCCGGTTGATAACCGGTTAATTCCGCTAGAATCTATGCTTTGCAAGGATGAAGATAGTTTTCCTAACCTTGTTATCAGCGCATCAATCTGACCATTAGCCTGTCTTGCCTGTGCTTGAATCTTGACCTCTAAGGTTTCTAATTCCAACAGTTCCACCTCCTTTATGTAGTTTTAGAAAAAGGCGGTAGGATTTGACCCCTACCGCCCTTGAATTACTTTTTCAGTTTTCCCTTTTTCAGAAGAGAAATCATCTTTGAATTTTCCTCTGATGTAAACTTAAAATTGGAAAATCCGTTCTTTTTTGCGATTTCCGCACGATGTTCTTTTGACACATCATCTTCCCCAACCGCTTTTAATGCTTCTACGATTGAGCTAGAATTTCCGGTATACTTCGGATAATACTTACCCTTGCTTTTCTTTGCACCGCTTACAACAATCGCTGTGTGCCCTTTTATGCGTGTCACAAGAATATCTCCGTTGTGAAGAATAAACCCGGCATGATAAGAACCCATATCATCAAACAAGCCGGATTTCAAAATTACCGGTCGTTCATTAGATGTATTGAAATCTCCCACATCCTTGCCGGATGCATAGATAATACAAGCACGTACAAGGGACGAACAATCGCATTCCGTCTTGACCTTTGTGTTAATGCCATGTTTAATGACTCCGTAGCGTTCCGATTGGTCATAGCCGATATTTTTATTGTCAGATGCAATCTGCATAGCTTCAGCTAACTTCTCCGCAACCCTATCGTCCTTCGCCCTTAGCACGTACCATCCCTTAGAATGGTTATAAAACTTCTGCGTAGACACTTCCTGTCCGGTCTGGTCTCCGGCTTTTCCACCAGAATAGCAATTTCCGTGTTCATCGTGTCTCGCACTTCCGATAATTACTGCCATAGCAATACCTCTTTTCTTAAACTATCTTTGGCTTTGGTAAATGTGATTTCCTTGATTCAGCCGCCCATGCTTCTTCTGCCTTAAGCATTTCTCGTATCTCTGCATCGGGATCGTCCGTATTATGCTTTTCGATGGAATCATAGCAAGTTTCTTTCACGTACTTACTATTACCCTTACCGAATGTAGCATCTATTGCGGTCACAAGTGCTGACGTTGCATATCTGCCAAACCACATATACATTTCCACATCGCGTTGCTTCCATTCTGCCTTGTATGCATCCACATAAGGCTTAAGCAACTCTGGATTCATCATATCTATATCATCAACGGAAAATCCGTAGCCTTTCGTTACCACAAGGTAAAACGGACGGATTTCCTCAACGTAATATTCCCATGTTAATTCTTGGCTTTCGCTTTGGATGGGGTCTTTTTCTTCTCCTGTGCCTGTGCTCTCTCCAACGACTCCATCATCTGTGCTAAAAAACCGTTTGTCATCATTTCCTCCTGCATATCAGCGAATAAATCCATGCAGTTAATCTCGTTTGTATCAATCGCATCATAGAGAATGTCGGACACCTTCTCAAGCTGCTCATCGTAGCCTTCGTTTGTTTTGTAATCATATCCAAATTCTTCATTGTGATGCATCTGCAATCCCACAAGAAGTGTCTTAGGAAGCGTTTCAAGAAGAATATCTTCCATAGAGGAAATATCTTCCATGTCCTGTGTCTTCATAATATCCTGTAAGATATGTGATTTTAATGATGGTCTTGTTGCAAACTGAATTGTATATTCTTTTCCACCTAATTTAACTTTCATGTTTTACCTTGCCTTTCTGCCCTATATTGGCAAGGGGCAGTGTTGCCACCGCCCCATTGTTGCTTATCTTATTGCTTCAAGTTCTGCTATCGACCGTTCATCCTCGCCTACCGGTGCGGTCGATTGCTCGTCCGATAGGCTTTTTACCCCACCACTGTTACGGTGAATGTTCCATCGTTGTTATCAACGACTTTCAGCTTGTCGGTAACGAGTTCCGATGCTGTACTTGGAATAACTGTTACCGTCATTTCAAGGATTTCATCGTTTCCACCTACATCGTTAGGTGTGGCTGTTGCAGTTCCTACATATGCGTACTTCGCTACACCGCCGATACCGTCCGTTCCGTACAGATGGATAATATCAAGTTTTTTATCTCCATATCCATCCACCTTTGAAAGATATTCTTTTTCAAGGTTTCCTGTGATTTCTCTTGAATCAGAAGTCTTAATTCCTTTTTCAAAAGTCTGCTGATCATCTTCCATTGTGGTTGATTCAACAGTGTTTGGAGGCGATGCAGGGCTTGGGACTGACTTAGCCGCAACCAAAAGATTGTATGTTCCTGCAAAGTCAGCCTGTTTTTCCGTGTGCTCTTTTACAATGACACGCGTTTTATAACTTGTTGATGCCATATTTTCTACTTCCTTTCTGCTTATAGCTGATCTAAATGCTCAACATTTCCAATTACGCGAGTTGCGCGGAATGTAACCGTTCGCACTTGCTTGGAAATTGTTGAGACTGTATCTGATACCTCAAACATTTGTTGTTTAAAAAAAGACACCGCATATGCTGCGATGTCCTTAGTTGCTTTTCTTGAACCTTTGTTTGTAATTGTTATCTGAAATGTTGGGCGAATTGCGTTGATTGTCTTTGCTTCATTAGTTCGTCCGGCTTCTTTGCCACCGATTTGTCTGACTAAAAGCGTCGGGAATGTTGCAGTTCCGCCCGATTCTTCATCTTGCACCACATTAATTCCTCTTACCTTGCTTTCCATGTACGATTTCAAAAGGGAACATAAGGTATCTTCAAAATCAAGTGCCCAACTATTTAACTCATTTTCCACCGAATACCTCCCTTGCAATCTTTACATACTGTTGAATAATCTGTTGTTCCGCATTATACATAGGCATTGTGGCTTTGATACCGTGGGTATAACGCCATGTTTCGGTCTTATCGTCCCAATAGTACCAACCATCTTCAAAAGCGTGTATTTGCCCCGGATACGTTCCGACACCGAATCCAAGTTCCGGTGCTTTCGGGTTCTCTTTGGAGTTATAAAAAATACCAGCTCCAAACTCTACCGCCAACAAAGTATAGAACGGTTCTCTATCTTCTGACGTTACCGTTTTTCCGGTCGCAATCAGAATCGCGTTTGAGGTCATTAACTGTGGTGCTTTATCTACCCTTACCGTTATCGTGTTTCCGATTGGAGATTTCGATATTTGTTTTATTGCCACTGTCTGACCCTCCTGCGCAAGCCTAGAAACAAGTAAATCGCATTTAGCCTGTAAACTATCGCGGTACTGCTCTAATTTCTTTATAGCGTCTTGTATGGACTTAGTTGATAGTGTCATTGAAATAGGTTTCTTTTTCATACAATCACCTACTTAATATTCTTCCGAAGGAGAAACAAATCCGTAGTCAGCCCTTCATCAGCAACGCCTTTTACGATGTAGTCTGCGGTTTCTGAATCCACAAGTCCATCATCAGTGCGTTTGACTTCCGAACGTTTCCACACCACATCACCGGCTTTCAGTGGCAAATATCCTTTATCCGTGACAAGCTGACAGTATGATGTGCTATCATCAATTCCAAACTCTTTCACAAGGGCTTCTGACAACTTATTGCTGATATTGGCTTGGAATGTCGTAGGCTCTGAAAACCCTTCAACTTCCTCTCCTTTTGGAATCTTGTTGTCTTCGGAATCTAAATAAGGCACAAAGTTCCCGTCGGAATCCTTGTACCCTTCATAGACAATATTTCCATTTTCGTCAGTTTGTGGGATAAATACCCTCTGACCGGATTGCGAATACTTCATTTCCTGCTTGTTAATGTCAAGCATTGGTGTTTTCCTCTGGGATTCCGGCAACACTTGTCAGAAGCGATAACACTCCGGCAAGGACTGATGCAGAAAGAACATATTTCCAATCCACCGCGCCCATAAATGCCGCCGTTCCAATTCCGGCAATCGCCGCCTGCGCAACAGTCTTGATTGCTCGGATTCCGGCTTTCTTAGTCCAATCCTTCCAATTCCTCATGGTTTTTATCTCCTTTCCCTATATGAATCTCTTCAATCTCATGTTTCATTTTCGTAACCATTCCGTTTCCACCTAACGCGTGGTACGCATCATACATCTCGCAAAAGTTCTGATAGGCATATGACGGTATTTCTCCGATTCTGGTGTACTTTGCATGGTATTCAATAAGTTGGACGCGCAAAAGAAGCATTGTTCCTTTACTGTTCGCGTCCCTGCTTTTCTTTTGCTGTTTAAGAAGCCAAACTATATATCCAAGCACTATCGGAAGTGCCACAAGATAAGTTTGAATCAAAATACTTTTCATTTGAATCTCCTTTTGGCGCACTGCCCACCACCGCTTAATGTGCGCCGCCTGCAACCATTTTACCGACATCGGCAATATGGTCACGCTCAATCTTCTTTAATTACATTGCTTTTACAAACGGAAACACTCCGGTAAAAAGGCTTTCACGGTCTTTCCATGTCCGGCTCACGCCGTTTTCGGAGAGACTTGCCATGTATGCTTCTCCTGCCTGTGACCGGTCGTACACTGCCAAATTGACCATAATGTTTTCATAGTTCTTAACATCACTGTCAATCTGGTCTTGCGTGTATGTGTCCGGGTAGTTCCGTCTGCTAATAATCTCTTTTCTTGCCTGCTCTAAAAGCTGTTCAATCAAAGGATTACATTCTTTTTCATCAAACACAACTTTATCGGACTTTTCCCCGGTTGTTTCGTCCTCTACTTCTTCTATATGAAATTGTTGTAAACGAATTTTTACTTGTTCGACAAGTGTGTATGACATAAGCGATCTCCTACAGATTAAATTTTGCAATCAGAATTTCTTTCAGCTCCGCGCCGCTTGTCGCTTTTGCGTTTTCAATTCCCTGCTCTGTGGCAAGTTTTTGCAAGTCTGCGGTACTCATTCTGTTGATTTCGGTCTTTGTATACCCAACGGAAGATACCGGAGAATTACTCTCCGGCACCTCTTCTCCTGCGTTGTACCATTTACCATTATGAATCACTATATATGGATATTTCATAGTTGCACCCCCTACTCTTCGCTATGAACCTCATATACGAATGTGCTATCCATATTCTCGTATGATGGAAGTACAACCTCAGATGCAAATGTTGACATCTTCATAGGTGGTCCATACTCTGTCTTTGTAGCGACTGTAATACCTACACCATATGTTGTTACATCAACATCAGCTACCTGTCTTGCAGTTCTTTCTTCCGGTGTAGTGCCAAACCAAGTGCTTCCAAGGCTGCCTTCTGGAAGAAGTGTAACCTTGTTATCCGGGTAGAAGTACTGCTCTTTGCCATCATCATCAATGTACATCTTATCGTAAAGTACGATAGTGAGCTTCGCCCTCTTCTGTACCACCGAAATAACAGTATCATCGTCAACCTCAATAGTTGCTGTAAGGTTCTGTGCAAGAATTGAGTTTCTTATTTGTGCATTGTCAAGCAGATATTGAAATGTATTGCTGTTCATAAGTGCGTATCTAGCAATCTTACCCTGCTTCTGTAACTTCTTTCTTGCATTGTTAAGGTCTGTAAGTGGCTTTGAATTAGCTGTATCGCTCCACATGCTTGTGCCGGATAACTTTGCGTAATGGTCTTTTGCGTATGAGCCATCCTTATCGTAATCATAAGCGTACTGAACGCCATCACTTACAATAGCAATTACCGGATGACCTGCATTTGTAGAAAGAAGCGACATTCTCATACGCTCCGGTACAACTTCCGCACCGCTTACAAGGTTGTTAGTATCGTCATATACGCTTGATAAAGCACTCGCAAGGTAAGGGTCGTCTTCTGATTGAATACGCTCGATTTCAAGCATTTCCTCTTCACCAACTGTCATTCCCTCACGGAAAAATGCCATCTGCGTTTTTTCCTTACTTAATCCGCCTCTAGCTCTAAGAGTTGGGATTGTGTCAAAATTAGATGGCGCAAGTGAAACCGGCAAACCCTTGTGTGTCTTAATCCAACTTAAATCAAGTCCCTGCTTCTTTCTTTCTGGAAACCACTGTAAACCAAGATAAGGTATCTGATTACTAGCTTTTTCTGTTGCCGATAATGCAATAGACTTACTGTCTAATACTTCATTAATTAACATCTATTTACCTCCTGTTATTATTCAAATACAATCATTGGAAGAGCTGTCTTAACTGCTGCGTCATATGTAACGCCGGAATGTGCTTCCGCTACCTTTGTATTAAGATATGCCTTTTTAAGTGCTACTCCCTGTGGTCTGTCTTCTGTTACATCAAATCTTAAGATTCCGATTGCTGTTGCTGTATTATCAGCCACTCCTGACTTGTTTACTGGTGTACCGGCCTTTACAATCTTCTTTCCATTCGCATCCTTTTCTGTTACCGCTGAAAAATCAAGTGTTAATGGGATTGCTTCATTAGGCTCTCTCTTTAAAATCTGAATATCTCCCGCGTATGAAGTCTTTTCGTACTGCATATTCATTTCCTTTGCCATTTTTTACCTCCTGTTATTGTTGAATGTAATGTGATAAAACGTCATTGTTCTTAGGGGCATTAGATATAAGGTTTTCTGCTATCTTTTCAGCATTTGTCTTATTGTCCGCACCATCTTTATTTCCGCCAGCCGCGCCACCGCCCGGATTCGTACTGCCATTTGCAATCTCCTGTTCCTTGGCTTGCGCTGCGGCGGTCTCTTTTTCGGACATAATCTTTCCAAGTTCGGCTGTATCAAAGCTGCCATCTTCTTTTACAATTGCTTTTGCCTGTTCTGCGGTTACTTTGAAATCGGTCATAGCCTTTTCGCGCAAATCTCTAATAGCATTATTTTTCTGCAATTCTGCAATTTGCTGATTAGCTGTGTCTAATGCCTTATTTGCCTTTTCAAGCTCTGTCAGATTTCCAGCCTGCAATTCGTCAAGCTGTTTCTGTAAACCATCTGCCGTGTCAGCTTTAGCCTTGTAGCCATCAGCTCTGTCTTTCTCTTTCTTTGTTTCGCCATTGACTTGATTCAGATAATTGCTTACCTGTTCATCCGTAGGCTCTGCCACTCCGATAGCGATAAGGTTCTGTTTTGCCTGTTCTCTTGTCATGATTACCTCCGATTCACTACGCTTTTTTACGTTGGTTGCTCAACTTGTGATTTCTCCTATTTCACGCATAGGTGCTAAATTTATAAAATAAAAACAGCCGCCGATTACTCGGTGACTGTCTTATCTTCAAATTTATTATTTTGTTTTATGCCACTTGTCGGCACCAGTTGGGGTTTCTAAAGCTCTTTCTGTTGACCACCCTCGTTTTATTCTTGAATATAATACTTTAGGGTCAAATCCTAGATGCTTCGCCCATTCAGAAACTGTTTTTGTTTCTCCTTTGTATGTCAAATACCTCTTACCTGCGTTTGAATTTTTCTTTACTTCGGTAGTCAGTGCCTTTTCTGCTGAATACCCGTTATTCAATCTCCAACGAATAGTTGATTCTGATATTCCTACTTCATCTGCCCATTCTTGTAAGCATTTTGTCTTTCCTTGATATTCAAGAAAGATAGTATTTGTTCTATTATTAGCTTGGATTTTTGCATCTGTAAATCTGCAATTATTTGGCTCATAATTACCATTTACATCTATCCGGTCAATACTTTGTTCTTTTTGGTGTTTATTTTCATCAAAACCATTTTCGTAAGCCCATTTCGCAAAGTTCCTCGCCCCGTCTTTCCCTAACCATTCCTCGCATACTTTAATCCCTCTCCCACCGTATTTCTCATACTTCCCATCATTAGGATTGTAGCACCTTGCTTTCATGCTTTCCCAAGTTTTATAAACTCTTTTACCTGTCAACCCATGTGTAACATGTCTTGCCATTTTCTTATCTGGCATATAATCATCTCCTTTACATGTATTATATCATAGTTGCTAGCAACTTGCAAGTTACTTGACAATTACTTGATGGTAATTTATACTACACAAAAAGAGGTGATAATATGCCGCAAGGAAAAATTTCAGAAAGTAAAGTTAAAACTACAATTGTTATGGAAAAGAAGCTTAAATCTTCTCTTGAGATTATTGCAAAAGAAGAAATTCGCTCTCTTAACAATCTCATGGTTAGTATTTTAACTGATTATGTAAAAACAAGAACCGATAGGAATTAGCTTGTCGGTTCTTGTTTTTTTGTATTCTCATTTTCTTTTTTTACCATATCTACTGTTTTATACAAAACATCGAAATATGGCTTTGATTGTATAAATACTTTTTCGGCATCTCCCCATAATCCACAAGTAGATACTGCTATTCTTGGATTTATTCCAGCTTTTAACATTTGATCGAGTGCTTGCGTTTTTGTATATAAATTATCAAGAGGACTATGGTTGATTTGAACATCAAAATCTCTTGCCGTAAGCCCTAAATCATGGTCTTTAATTCTTATTACGTTTAATATTACTTTAGCCAATCTCTTTTCCGATGTTTTTATTATCGGGTCTTTTTGTTTAGCCCTGGTTTTAGAGAAGTCCCACCCTGCCCTTAAAGATACCGCCCCCTGTGTATCACCACCAGAATTTTGCGATTCTCTTGTCGGTATAGCAAGAATGGACTGTGCATTATCCCACAAATCATCCTTTGCGACTTGGCACTCTGTCTGATTCAATTCTTGTGTCATAATGTCAACATCTGATTTATTCTGCTCATTATTGGATTTTACCGTCAGCGCATGGGAAATCTTCATTTTTTCAAAGGTTTCCGGGTCAATGTCGCAATTTACAAACTTTATCCAAAACTGAACAAACTGCTCAACACCATCCATTCGGTTTGACTGCATTGTATTTATTGCATCCAATAGCCCGATCACAAGCTCAATATCAGAAATGCGCTCATGGTTATTTGGAAACTCAACAATCGGGATTCCACCAAAACCATGCAATTGCCAATCTCGAACCTCTCCATTTACAATCTTGCATTCGTATGAATCCGTGTAGCAGAGTTTATACATCTGTCCATCGGCGTCCTTAAGCTCTTGGATTGCTAAAAGTGGTTCTTCTGTGGAACGACTATAGATAACAAAAGTGTTCATTGGTGTTGGTGCAACAATTCTAAATGGTATATCTCCATTTTTTGTAATCTGTACCGCCTTAAATGACGTTCCGGTTGCTGATTGCCACTCCCCTGCCTTAATGTCCTTTTCCTGCTTATTAGCATCTGTCAGATAATCGTTAAATTCATCAACCGCATTGTTTATACGGTCATCGTCTTTCCTACTGATAAGCTGAATTGGCTCACCGTAAGTCTGACCAACCTTGAATTGAACAATCTCATAGGCATGGTTTTCAGACACCTTATTGGTTATATCCGCATTCTGTACCTTTGTTCGGTACAATACAGGCTGATCGCCCTTGTAGTAGTTCCACAGATACCGAATGACCGTCTTGTTGAAATAAAATGCACCAATGCAATTTCCGACAACATTTACGATATTGTCTGCCGTAATCTGTTCTACGTTAGCATATGCAATTTTTCTTCCATATCTGCCTTTTACAAGGTCATGAAAATACTGTGTATTCATATAAATAAAACTCCACTACTGCAAGCGCGTTTTGGTATTGGCTTTGTTTCAATTTTGCCTGTTGCCACGCGATAAATCACAATATGATTGCATTTTTTACATTTACACGGATGATCTATCGTAGATCTCCCATCATAATGTCCGGCAATTCTTCCACAATCCGGGCAATATATAGTTACTTTTTTCATAGCAACCTCTTTCTTGTAAATAAAAAACACCGCCATTTCTGACAGTGCTTTTTACGGGTTATATGCTTTTGGGGTTGTAGGATTTTGTTTTTTCTACTCTTTTAGTATACCATGCAAGTTTTAGGAAATGTTGTGAAAGAGTGTGAACTATTGTGTACTTTTATGCACTCTTTTCAGAGTAAAGCTGTCCATAACGTCTTTCAAACTCCTGCAATGCTCTTTTCCTAAGTTTCATAATGTTCCTGTAGGAATATTTCATCTCAACAGAGATCAAGTTCCAATCTTTTCCATTGACATAGTGTGATGAAAGCACGATATATACATCTGTATTATCCATGCTGTCAATTTGCGATATGATAATCCGTCTTTTATCAACCAATTCATCTACAAGTGTCTGGATCTCATTCTGCAGATCAACAATCTTCGATACCGCGTTTCCCATTTTGTCAGGATTGCCGGATGATTGCACATCCACCTCTTTCAGAAATATGGATATGGAAGTTGCCATGTCGGATAGCCTTTTGATCTCTTCCATCTTATTTACAATCGCATGGTCAATTCTGTTTATCTGTGAAAGATATTTGTCTGTTGTCATATCCTAATACCTCCTAAATGGGTTTACTGCCGCTTCTACTTTTGCGGTATTGTTTGGGTTTTCTATAAACATTTCAAGCTGAGTTAAACCGTCTGCCGCATCGTCGTGGTCGTTACCACCAATACTTACAAACATAGAGAGTTCATCCATAGCTGCTTGATATTCGTCATTTCTGTAATACCTTGTTACTCCAAGATCTGAATCTTTTTTCATTTGATCCTGTGTCGGGCGGTGCGTATCAAGAAATATGAATTTTCTCTTAACATCCCCAGAATATGCTATGATCTTTGATAACTTTTCAACCTTGTTTGGTGCTTTTCTGCTTGTGCATGAGCATTTATAGTCCTGTTCCTGCAACTTTTCATCTACATATTGGCAATACAGATCTCCACCGGTATTCCCCTCAAATCTTGTCTGCCTAATCTCATTCCCGATAATTCGTCCAACAACAAGAGGGATTGTTACCTCTTTTGTGCCTTTGTTGAATACCCAATCGTAAATATAAACATCACCGTTTTCATATTCTGCCCCAATCGGCATTGACAAGCTATCGCCGCCGCCCCATGCAACGTCCACAACTCCGATGCGCCGGAAATCTCCGTCCGGTAAGATTCCGTTAAATAGTCTCAAATCCGTATAAAGCAATCCCTCGCGGACATATGGTTGCTGCATAAACTTAGCCATCCATTCGGCATTGTCAAGTTTATCTCGCATATCCCTGTAGTATTCCGTGGAAAATCCGTTAATTTCATACGCGAAATTGCTTTCGTCATTTTCATTAAGCGCCGGAATCTTGCGAAATCGGTATTGCGGATCATGCTCATATTGCTTTCTCATGCGCTCCAATGGGTCTAAAACATTCCAAAGAGTACCAACCATCAATTCTCTTGCACCATCATTTTTACGGTCAACCATCTTGTTTAGGTACTCTTGGTATGTGTTTTCCATTCGAGTAGGGCTTAATGAATGCTCTCGATCACGAACCAAGTCATCGACATATAAATATCCGTCTTTCGAAACATCGACCGCTCCTGTCCATGTTCCGTCAATACCACGGCACGTTACGGTTGCGAATCTGTCCGGATCTCCAAGTGTAATTGTAAATTCATCAGCACTTTTGTCTGTCGGAATTGATGCGTTTGCGTATTCCGGATGCCAATAAGCAAAAAGTTCCGCAAATGTATATTCTTCCGTGGTAAAAAGGTTCATCAGTTCTTTGTAAAATCCTTTTGCCAAAATACCGGAGTGACCGCCCATAGCACTATGGCTGTTTGGTCTGCGCAAAGCCACCCACGATAGAAAGAAAATACAGATAGTCGATTTACCGACACGCGATGGCATTGACAATCCGTAAAATTTAATCTTTCGGTTTTCCAAATCTTCAAGATCGTTGGCGACTATATTCAGTGTCTTGCGGCGTGGATAATAAAACCGTTTACTCCAATTTCTTTTGCGCTCCATAAAGTAGATGAAACTCTCGAAACGATAAAAGCTCTCTAATCGCAAGACTTCATAGAACTGATCCACAAGTTTGTATCCGCCTTTAATGTCGTGATTCTGCGCATATCGTTCAAGTTCCCATATGCTACCACCCGCATTTTTCTGCGTAAATTCGTTGATTAAAGCCTTTGTTCTTTCGGTTATAGCCAATCCGTAGTCAACGTCTTTTTCCGTCCGAATTGCCACATTGCACGCTTTCAAAAGGGCATCTATTACCTGTTCATCAACGCCTTTTCTCTGTATGTAATTTTCATATCCATTTACTGCATTGATTAACTGCTTTGAAGCCAAATAAAAAGCACCTCCTCAAAAAGCAGAAGTGCCTTGACCTCTGCCTATAATTTTTCTAGGTTAGCGACTACAATCAATCTGTAGCCGGTAATATGCGTAGTCAGTAGTAAAAGCTATTCTTAGCACACCAATATTGTACGCACCTCTTAGTGTTTCGGAAATTATTTAAAGACTACTTTCTTCGTCCTATTCTCCAATTTCAACTATCTGTTTTGTATTAGTATCATAGGTGCATAACTTACCGTTCTCCGAATAATATGGTGACATATAACCATAACCACAATTTCCTGCACATTCATTGAATACTATATAAACGATATGTGTAGTTGCATAATAATATAAATCATTTTCACCTTCTATCGAAACGAGCTTTGAATTATTATCATAATTTTTACTGCCTTCACAAGTACATCCGGTCATTCCTAACCACAATGTCAATCCTAATGCAATTGCTATAATTTTCTTCTTCATAAAATCTCCTTTCGTCACAAGCAAGTGTCGGATTTTTCTAATCTATCCGCTGTTCTTGACATTTCAATCACTGTTCCGTTTTCATCCTTTGTTGCAATGCAAACTTCCGAAGCAAACGTTCTTATCTGACTACCAAGTCTTATTTCTGTTTCATCATCTTTAAAATTGTAGCATTTTCGCATTTCTTCAATGCAGTTATTCATTTCTGATATTTTCATAATCTCGCCCCCTCAACAATTTATTTTTATACCATCTGTTAATATCGCAGTCTTATCCTCATTCAGAATTGCATTTCCGTTTTCATCCGTTTTATGCCATCGTGCATCAACTTTAATCATTGGACTTTGCTTTGCATGAGCGATAAAATGCAACTCCATGTCCGTGCAGCTTACTTTTTTGCCGTCAATAAACACTTGTGCGGTTTTGCCATCGGATTTTATCATAATTTTTTCTTCTTCCGGCTCAAATGGTTTGCATTTATACATAGATTTCCAAGAATCTTCATACCACCTATCCATCTCTCCGATAACGGAATTTGCATAATATGTCGGCTTGCTCATAGTTTTTGTTCGGCTACATAAAACTTCTTGATAATTCTCGATAATAAACTCACATTCAGCACCGGTATATTTATAATCTTTATAAAACTGATAAAAAGATTTCAAATTTTTGATAAAATCAACTAGTGTTTTCATTTCCAATGCACCTTGAACCCTTTCTTTTTATACTCCCCTACGGCTTTTTTAAGGCTCATATCGTCCTCATACTTTTCATTCAGCATAATCACCACATTACCTTTTTCAATGCCGTATATGTTGCAATTTGCAAGTTTCTTAGCCGTTCCAAGAATAGCTTTTGCCTGCTTGCGGCTCATTTCATAGGTTTTGGTTCCCATATTAACTATCATTTCTCATAAACTCCTCAAAATCTTCCATACATTTATAACACAAGTCGTATGTGGTATTAAAAACGCCGTTTCTTGTAACCGAATTTTCGCAAAGTATTCCTTTTTTAATTTCCGCACCACAACGATCACAAGTGCGCCATTCTTTTTGATGTTTCATATGAACCACCCTCACTTATCACATTCGATTCCCGGAATGAATGTTCTTTTACCTATACAAGCATCTTCAAAAGTCGTAGTTTCTATTGAACATCCGCAACTAACCGGGTCTAATGGACAATTTTCATGATTAATACATGTGCATAAAATTTCTTTTTCCTGCTTCATCATTCCACCGACTTTCAAACTAACCCTAGCATACATAAAATATCAAGTCCTGATATTCTCTCCGCACCCTCTCTTGTGTGCATAAGAATATCTTTAAGTTTTTCATTTTCTGCATCGCTGTATTTATTTCTATCATACGCTTCCGAAAAACAATAATATTTGCAATATCCATAGCCTGTACCAAGCATGTTTCCGTGAATGCTCTTTCCGACAATATCGTAATATTTTGGTACTTTTAAAACGTTATGTTCTTCATCCATGGTACATTCCTTTTGCTCTGCTTCTAGTTTTGATTGAAGATATTTTAAAAAACTAATAATATCTTTTTCCGTTTTGGAAATATATAAAATAGTTTCTTTCATTCTTCCACCAACTTTCTACCGCACATAGGGCAAAAATTAATTTTTACGGCTCCTGCAACCTCTTTTCCATCGCTATTGTCGAAAATCATGTTATTTTCAGCTCCAAAAAGGACTAAATTTCCTTTACAATCAATGATTTTCTTTTTACCATCGCAAAATTCACACATATTATACCAACTTTCTACCGCACATAGGGCAATAATTGATTTTTATATATCCAAGACAACCGCTGTCTCCTGTGTCGATTAACACGCCAAATCCATTTTCGTCTTTGAAAATAAAATCTCCACCAGCGTATCTTTTTTCATAATATTCGTCATTATCCATTGCTATGTTTTTGCAAAAATCACACATATCACACCTCAATCATAGCAAAAATCGGAATCCTCGTGAGATTCCGTGTCTTTTGTTTGATATAAATATTCCACAATGTTTTCATCATCGAATAGCGGTACAGGGAATCGAACCCTGTCAGCCAAAACCATGCCAACCGCTTTCAAATCTGCAATTTCTAATCACGGAGGGGTTTTCTGTTACCAATTATACCGCTACCATCCATAAGTCTCCCATCGACCGGAACTATTGCAGTAGCACCCGACTAAGTGGAGATAAGGAATTGATGTGGCGAGGATTTGAACCTCGCAGAAAAGATTTACTTTCTCATAATGTCCCTGAGAAATACTTTCTCTGTATTGCATTTTGCAATAGACATTTCATAGCGTTTACCCATTCCGCCACACATCAACGCCCTATTTAGGGCAAGCGCAGTGTGTAGGATTCGAACCTACAAGGCGAAAAACGCCCGACCGGATAGCAACCGGTTCCAATTCCATTATGGGAACACTGCAAAATTTTCTATATATCGTAAACGAACTTTCATCGTCCTATTTCCACGCTTTTTAAGTCGACAACGCTTCCATCACAAGAAAAACATCATTCATTACACCAAAACTCGTCAGCCTTGTCACATAAACAATATTTTACAACGCGTTGGGATTGCAGGAATCGAACCCGCGACAACCCGGATATAAGCCGTGTCTTCTACCACTGAATTAAATCCCAATACAATGATCGGTACGAGATTTGAACTCGTGTTACCACCGTGAAAGGGTGGTGTCTTACCGCTCGACTAACCGATCATAACCGCCACGAGACGGTTAGCAATATGTTTTACGTGCTATGCGTTACACGATCATGCGCCGTGGGATAGACGCATGATAGAATACCACCGGACGGTCTCGCACCGTCCTTAACAGAATCGTCCTAGTGGCGAAAGGAGGAACCCAAATGCTTGAATCACTCAACCAAGGGTTCAAGTACATATGAAAAACATACGTGGCTACATGAAACGTCAGCATGTAACCAATTAGGCTACCGGGATTCGAACCCGGAATGCAGGAATCAAAATCCTGTGCATTACCGCTTGGAGATAGCCCATCATTTCCAAATGGTCATAACATTCATTGCAAATATCGCGTATGAAAGCAAATACCCTCTTACGTTTGAATTGTCTTTTTGTTTTACCTGTCCTCCCATAAGTCCAAGTATTACGAGTACATCTGTCGCTGTTGCGATTATCTTTAAAATCATATCAATATCCCTCATCCTCAAAGCCGTGTTCCTGTTTGAATCGTTCCATTTCATTTACGCTCATACCGAAGATCCCGGCAGATGAATCAGAGTCCGTATGTTCGAAATACTCGCCCTGCTGCGGAAACATAAACCGGAACATGGCATAGTTTGCAACATCACACAGGTATTCAAGGTTTCCGGTCTCTTCAAACTTGGCAAGGCACATTTTCAAACTTTCGATTGCATCAACATTTCCGGAGGAAAAGTTCATTCTTGCCGGTCCGTATTTGTAATACGACTGCTCAATCAAGCCTTTGCGCTTTTCATCAAAGGTTTCGGAATACTCGGTTTTCATCAACTCATTGCTGCAGCTTGCCATTAAACATCACCTTCCGCTCTGTGGTTTGCTCTTTCAATGTCAAAGCCTTCTGGGTAACGCGCCTTAAGCTTGTCTACGTTCATTTGCATGATTTCATCAAGGCTCCAGCCGAAGGATTCGCAAAGCATTGCAAGATACCAGCAAATATCGCCTGCTTCTTTCTTTGCGTGGTCAATATTAAGCTGTTTCTCATGGAAAATCCATTTTTTGATTATGTCGTTAAATTCTCCAACCTCGCCAGATAACCCCAAACAAGAATTGAAGATGCCGCCAAGGTCATAATCTTGCAACGCAGATGCGATATTGTTCTTTTTGCAAAATTTAAGCAAATCGAATTTATCCGAAATTCTTTCTGTCGCTTTGCGATCATTTGTCCGCATTGCTAATTTCTGATACTCATTCCCGGTCATATATCATTCTCCTGTCCGAAACACTCTTTTTGTTTTTAAAAATTTTTTGGAAATTTAGTTGCGATTCGCAACGTGAAAGTGAATTGTTATAAATTTATTATAGCCTATTTACGGTGAAAGTCAATGGGTGTGTTGTAAGTGGCTTTTTATCGTTATCGGTAAAGCACTATTGCGCTATAACCTTTCTTACAGCCATTGAATACGTGTGTAGAATATTTAATGTCTACTACCTCGTAAGACTCGGATAGAGACTTTATCATTCTATTTACCTCTTCTTGAAATTCCTCTGAGTCTGTAGAATCTATTGGCTCTGTAATTTTCAGTGGATTCATGTATGCTCCTTTGCTTGAATAAGGCTTTTTATTTTTTGAGGTATTTAATGGACTTAGTAGCCGCCCGGTGGTCTTTCTGCCAGACCCCCTCCCCATCCTTTTTCTGAAAACATGGAAATCTAAAATATTTTCCATTTCGTTCTGTTGTCATTGTGTGAAAATCAAATTGTTTTAATACAATTCATGTCTTACCCTTGCAACTATTCGCAAAACCTAACTTTTCCGAATAGTTCACGAATAGTTGAAGCGCTACAACCCTTGGTATTACTGCATTTGTGAATTGTAGAATAATCACACACAATTTAAACCGTGTTATTTGCCGTTGCATCCGTGAATTGTGTATCAATCGCGTGCAATTCTTGGCTCTTTTTCTCGTCCAGCCTTGGCAGCTCCTGCGCTGTAATTGCCCTTCTTTGGGTGGCATTATCTCCAATTCCCGGCTGATTCATGCCGAATTCGTTATTTCCTACGAACATAGTACCCACTGGGCTGTTGGAGTCATACGCTCTATCAAGTATGCAATCCTTGCGAGATCGTTGTAATTTTTGCCACATCTTGAAAGCCAACGAACTTGGTTCTTCTGTACTCCATATATCCATTGTGTTTGTAGGTATATTACAAAAATAACTGAATGCTACTGTACTTACCAGCTTACTGTAGACATTGGATATATATATATAATAGTCACAAAGTTTATATAACACCTCTCTGTCGTATCTATTGCAGTTAGTCGGTATCGTTGCATTACCAAGAGGTTTCAAGCTCTTGTCTTTTAGTACCGATGTATCCGGGAATAAATGCATACCAACATACTGCATAACAGCTTTCCATTGTCTCTGTCCAGCTTTTAGTAAATCTTCGATGTGAAATTCTATACAAGCGTTGTCTATTAAATCCTGTACAGTTGATGTGTATATCTGTACTGTACCTAGATCCACTATAAGGCTTGTAAGATCTACGCTCTCTACATCCTGCATATATTCACACCTCCAATCCGTTTTATTTCTCTCTGCTTTTGGTATACACTATTTCCGGGTTTAAAGTCAAGCCTTATTTTTTTACGGTGATATTATATACTTACGCCGCGCGCGTATGCGGATATAACTTAAATATAAACCTATAGACTTTAGATACAGTGTATTATTATTAATCTAAAAGATTAAGAAAAAGAGAGAGAAAGAGAAACATAGTTCTGAAAAAGCGACGTCAGACGATTGTGTCGTGTTATGTCAGACGATTTTTACCAAAAACTGATACTATTCTATCATTTTGTGGCTTATCAAAGACTCAATACAACTAGCCTTGTTTATAAAAATTTAAGAAAAGTTTTATAGTTCGTTTACGATTTTTCGGAGATTTTGTAAGATATGCCCGGGTGCGTTGTTTATTTTTGGATATGGCAAAAAAGAAAAGGCAGCCGGAAAAGCTGCCCTTTGTTTGAAAATATTTACTTGTATTTTGCTCGGTTTGACGATAAAATATAGATATGTCGCACGGCATGGATGCTTGCCGCTGTGGTATCCGGAGCGATCCCCCAGATACAAGGATTGAAATAATTATATTCTCAGTGACAGAAAAAGAGTGGGTCAGATTTTTAGTCTTTCCCACTCTCTTTCTGTGCCATTAAGCACTGGATAAATAATAATCCTGTTTCTATTCCCACCTTTTACAAGGTGCTTTATTATATTACAATGCATTTTCTTACTTGTCAATAGCATTTCCTATCCAAAACGCTTCTATTGGAATGTTATTTTTAAACAGAACTATATAATTTTGTTCTAATTTATTTGAATCTAGGCTATAATTTCCGTCTGCTTTCCAAGAATAACCGGCTTCTTCTTTGCTGCTTGTTTGCAAAGAGTTGTCTAACATATTCTCTACGAAAGATTTAATTTCTTCTTCTGTGCCATTTTTAACCCATTCTTCAGAAAATTCATGATACTCACTTTCTTCCTCTATCTTGTAATATTCTATATTTCCATTTTCGTCATAACTTTCGTTATCTAAATATATTCTATTGCAAAATATCCCTTTCATGGTATTTTCCCTCTCTTTCTTATTGCTTCTGTACCAGCTCGTAAACCAAGGCGTCAATACGTTTTTCCATTTCGTCAAACTCGCAAGTCTCATTTTCCTGAAACGCTGGCATTAGTACATAACTTTCAAACGCTTTTGTTATGCCGTTCCCCTTTCCTGGCTTTCGCCTTTGCTCTATTCCTTTGATCTGTCATTATAATAGCACACGTTTATCACTTTTACAAGTGATATTTTAAAAATTTTAAATTTTCTTTTTCTGCTCCAATTCCTCCGGTGTCTCTACATATATAAATATGTCTTTTGGCTGCATATCCAAGATTAAGCAAAGGCTGTTTAAAGACTTTGCACTTATATTGGTATCCTCATTTTTTATTTTTTTTAACGTCTCTTGGCTAAGTAATCTCGTAGTTTTAGCCTTATACATATTAAAACCGGCACGCTCCAGCGCGTCCCCTACATTAAACTTGTATTTTAGCATTGTTTGTTATCCCTCCTTAATGTGATCTTATAAATCTACTATATAATAAGATGTTTTTAAAGTCAACAAAAATATTACTAAAAAAAGTGATAAAAGGTATTGACTATCACTATGCAAAGTGATATTATAATGGCAACAAGAGAACAGAATAAACGAAAGCGAGGAAAATAACATGGAAAAGAAATACAGACTTGTAACAGAAACAGGGCGCGTTCTTCTTGGCGGCGAGACATACAGCCACAACGCAGCCGAAAGATGGTTTGATGATTTCAATGGAATTTATGAAGATGACGAAACCGGATCAGAAGAAAGAATATATATTGAGGAGGTATAGAACATGGCAGAATACTATATTACTTATAACGACTATTTCGGATTTTGTGTTGTCGAAAAAATCAACGGAAACGGCAAAATCGTATTTACCGGATCAATCGAGGATTGTAACCGGAAATGCATTGAATTAAATAGTCAGCAATAGCCGAAACGCTCCGATCTGGAGCGTCAGCCGCGGGATGGTCGCCCGGCTCTGATGATGGTAGACCAGAAAGGGAACTATATGACAGTTGCAGAAAGAAAGATAAATACAGAAGATTTAATAAGTTTTGATGAAATCGCAAAGAAGCATATAGCCGGTGAATATTTAGCAATCGGTAACGATGGGAAAAGCTATCACGCTTCATACGTTCCTAATTATGAGCCTTCCGGCGTAATGTTCTTCTGTATTCCGGCAAGCGTTAAAATTTTAGGATATTTAAAAATTGTTTAAGTCGAAACCGCCACCCGGCGGTCTGCAGGAACTGCCCCACCTGCACCGATGAGACAGGGCACACAATGAAAGGATGGTTGATTATATGAAATGGTACAGAGCAGAAATTGAGGACGATAATTTTGAAATGATTTTGGCTGATAACGAAGAAGACGCCATAAATCAGTACTTCGGATTAGGAGAAAAACACGATTTATTTAATCTGATAGAGCTTGATGATGATAATAATGAGGTTCGCACAATTCTATAAATTAGGCAAGGTCGGCTTTTCCGGGGTTCGATTCCCCGGCTTGCTTTTACCGGAATGACCGGAAAATTTTAGAATATGGAGGTGTACAGAATGAAAAGAAAGACATATAACAATGTTATAAAGGCAAGTAAAATGATTATGAAAAAAGGATATGAACAAAAAGAAGCGCAAGAAATGGCTTTACGGATTTTTGAAAATATGGAACAATTAAAAAATGGAATGTCTGCGGAGTGGTTCATTGAAAAAATCGCTCCAAAAAATTACTTTATGGAGGTATAAAACATGAAAGTTAAAGAATTAATTGAGGAGTTAAAAAAATGCAATCCAGATGATATTGTTATGTATGACTTTGAGAATGCTTTTACAAATGACAATTTTGAGCGAATGCACGACTTGCAAGAACGGCACGAATGTGAATTTGATTGTGCTGTTGATGATGTGGCGATTGGTTTAGGTACGCTCAAAGGTTTTGTATTTTTGCGTGAAACTTTACTTGAAGATTAAAAGAATTGGGCGGTACTCTTCCGCCCTTTTTCGCGTGCTTGGTGCATCTTTCCCGTTTCGATTCCGGGAGCAAGGACCACATGGAAATCAGCAGAAAATAAAGGTTCTGGTTCTGGTTCGGGTGCTTCGGTTCCGGAACACGGACCACGTGGAAATCAGTTTCCATGCGCAAATTGACAAATAAACGCAATATAAGGAGGTGGCGAACATGGAAAAATATGAATATATCGGCAAACGTGAAATTTTGCGCCGGGTATCTGCCCTTTGCTATTTGGAAATATCCGGCAAAATGTGCGGCTACTCGAAATATGAGGGCGTGGAATGGGTGGAGTCCGCAAAGATCAAAATAACCGCCCAACGTGGCGGCGATTGGTTGCAGATCACGCAAAAGCCGGAACACATAACACACACTTACAGCCAGTACAATGGGAAAAACTATCTTGACAAGTGGTAAAATGCGGTCTATGCTAGATTGTAATTATAGCCGGGCAAGCGTCTTCTGGCGTTTGCCTGTGATCGGCAATACCATCAAATATCATCAATGAATTATCTATATATGGCATAACATATAGTGTATTTGTGTTATTTGCGGAATGCCGCAGATAATTGCACGTTTGTTACACGTTTTTGGGAATCCGTGAAAATGGAATCTTGACCCCAAAAACGCTACCCCAGGGGGGGTACAAAAAAATTACGAAATATTTTTTGGGGCGCGGAAAAAATTTTCTTTCGTGAAAATCAAAGACCGCGCCGCATAGTCACTTTTACTCAGCTCTTCTATCAGCTTTTCCCTAGTCATTTCCGGATTCGTCCGGTGCACGTACTGCAAGAGTTCTGAAATTTTATCCATTATGCAACAACCTCCATAAGTTCAATCAATAGTCTGTCTGCTATTTCAAATACTTCTCTTCCGTATGTAGCCAAAAAGTCTGCTACAATTTCCTCGGTATCAATATCCATGTATACATTATACGAAAGACAGAACGCATGACATAATTCGTGGCATAACACACGGTCAAGGAACCTTCCGCGTAGATCATCCGCAAGATATATCGTTTTCGTGTCTCTGTCGGTCATGCCTACCGTTCTGCTTCCGTCACTTCTCTGTAGCATATCGCTGTAACGCGATACTTTGACCAAATTCCACATTTCATTGTTTATCGTGAACAATTTACCACCTCGCAAACAAAGAGGGCAAAATGCCCTCTCTATTACATTTTCGTGACAAGCGTAGTCAGCTTTGTCTTGGTCAACTGTTTCTCTTCCGGGGACATACCGGAAAACAGTTCGGTCACATCTTCCGAAAGAGATTTCATGTACTTTTCAAGTTCTTTCATCTTTGCGTCCTTATCAGCCGCGGAATCTCCGTGGTGCAGTTCTTTCGTTTCGATATAGCTTCTCCGGCTCATACCGGCTCTGCCTTCTCTTGCATCGTGAGTACCGGTACTCATGCCGTTATTTCCGCTCATAGGCTCTGAATAATACATCTTTCCCATACTCATTCTGTCAAGGTCTCTCATTCGGTCGTATTCCGGCATTCTCTCCCATTCGTGGTAATCTTCCGGCATCTGATGATAATATGGCGGTTCTGTATATCCTCTGCGTGTTCCACGCCCTTTCGGTGCGAATCTGCCATTTGAGTACCGGTACTCATTGTAGTATCTTCTTACCGGATAATCCCCAAATTCTTCCACCATGCGCATGATTTCTTCATCTTCGGAATTTTTCATAGCTTCAACAATGTTATAGTCCTTGTCAAAGCATACGATATTCTTTGCAATCTCCGTCCAATCCTTGAGATCATCAAGGTTTTGTCCCTCAAAATTCTCAATTCCAATGCCGTCAACGTGGGCTTTCACGCAATCCATAATCTGTTTCGCAAACTTATGCATAATATCAAGCCTCCCTTACTGCAATCAAATTACTGTTCTGAACCTCGATAGCCTGTGTGGACGCATTCTGCACGGCTACGGTACTGCAACAACCGCATGGCACATCAACATATGCTTGTGCTGATACATTAAAGAAATTCTCAACTGCCGCAGGGGTCACGATCATCTTTGTTGACTGTAAAGGCTCTCCGTCTACTGCAATGGCAAGCGAAATCTCTCCAACTGTGCCGCCTGTCGGAATCTGAATGTTGCCGGAATACGATACCAAAAATCTAGCTTTGCACTGATTGGTGATACCTCTTAGCTTGATAATTCCACTTCCCTGTCTGTGTACGATACATTTTGTTCCGTTTACTGCCGTTTCTGTAAATGCAACATCTTCTCCAGCGGCAACGGTTTGTAATGCAATTCCTGTTACTTCCATTATTTTTACCTCTCTTCCATAAAAATAAGGGCAAACATTATAGTCTGCCCTTTGGTTATAAGTAATACTGCATAGCAGACATGATCGAGTTAAACTCAATTAAGATACTCAATTATTTAGTTTTAGCAGCCACATCCTGTGTTGCATCCGCATCCATATGCATAAGCATTAGGATTAGGAACGACATATGCTGGGATAGCAGACGGATTTACTGCATTGATAATCTGCTGTGTCTGAGCTGCCATCTGAGTTGTAAGTAATGCACTCTGACGATCCTGTGAAGCCGCTCTGCGAAGGTCATTATTTTCTGCCTGTAAGGAAGAAATTTTTTCGTTGCAGAGATAATCAAGAATAGCGCGTGTTCCTGCGTTCTGACTGTCGATAATGTCTCTCGTGTTGCTGTTCATGGTGTTCTGCAATGCGCAAGTGTTAGTTGCCATGTTGTAGTTTACGCCTTGGATAGCTTCTCTTGTTTCACAGCAGCAGTTAGCAAGCTGTGACTGTAATGCGTTTGTATTCTGCATGTTAGCGACTGTATCAGCGTTGATAGCCTGCTGAATGCCGAATCCGGTCTGCAAAATGTTTGTGTTAATGCCATTCATGCCGGTTTGCACTGCATAGAATCCGTCACAAAGTCCGTTTGTAATGCCATCAAGTTTTGACACAACCGCCTGATTATCAAATCCGCGCTGGATTTCGCTTCCGACACCACCATTCATTCCGTTTCCTCCGAATCCGTTACCGAATCCACCCCATCCGAAGATAGCGAAGATAACGATAATGAACCATAACCATGAGCCTTCTGCGCCCCATCCGTTGTTATTTCCGTTTCCGTCAATGTTCGCTACAAGCGGAACGGATGCACAATTACCTGTGTTAAACATAGAATTTACCTCCATAATTCATTTTTATATACATAATCTTGCAAGAATTAGTATCACATTCCTAATTGGCTTTTAAACGACTCAAAAGCCTTATCTGCGTCAATTCCCTTTTCTTTGCACAAATTCCTAGCCATCTGTTCGATGCCCTTGGAATCTCCCTTCTGCGCCATTTGCATAGCATTGCGCGCCATAGGGTTGCTCATTACGCTGTTATTCCCCATCATTTGTTGCAAAAACTGCTGTGGGTTTCTCATTCCCTGTAACATCTGCATAGGATTCATTAAGACTCACTCTCCTTTTGTGTTCGTGAAGGTTTTCTTTGCGTTTGCGAAGATAACTTATCTTCCAACTCTTCCATCTTTCCAAACAAACAATCTAATTTGTCAGTAATAGCCTTTGTCGCATCATCAGATAGCCCTATTTCGATTCTTTTATCATCACTCGAAGAATCTGCCATCTGCTCGTTGAAAGGCTTGTAAACGGTCTTTCTGATTGTTCCATTGGCATCCCATTGTTTTGCTACGATTGCGCTCATGTCCTGCATCGGGAAAAACGCAACGCTTCCATCCATAGGCACATCATTCGCCATGATTGCCGACTCCGACTGCACCACTTTTCCTTGGATTCCAAGAAACTGCGGTTGCATCTGCGGAATCTGCGGCTCTGGCTGTTGAAACCTCTGCATTGGGTTATACTGATATGCGGCATAGCTTGGGTTTGGGTTAAATGCCATATTCTGATTTTGCATCTGATACATTCTCTTCCTCCAATACTTCCTTGATTGCGTGAATCATCGCCGACTGATACACAAGCGGAACCTTTGACACATCTTCTCTTGTTAAGATTTTTTCAAGAATTTCATCCGTAAATAACATTCCGCATCCCTCCTATGCTTATATTTTTGCATAAAAAAATACGGTTCTTCCGCAAAAAATAAGCAGAAAAACCGCATAAAAAAAGAACGCCCAAAGCGTTCCAAGCCTACCATTTACAGAAAAGAATCTAAAGCACTTGTGCAGACTCCTTTCTTTTGTGTTCAGTTTTTTGAGTACCATTTTGAGTACCAATTTTTTTAAGACGCCGCAAACACAGTGTTTATGCGACTTTTAAAACAGTCCGTACGGGAATCGAACCCTAAAGTAATTGCATTGAAACGGCTTAAAATAGCCATTCTTTCAATTTTTCTTTGAGTACCTTTGAGTACTA